CATAATTGCCACGCTTGTAGCACTGCCAGACAGACAGCGGCGCTTGATGCCACTTGACATAGCAGGTCTTCTGCACGAAATGGGCACAGCCACCGCAGACAGAGACGTTTGAGCCGTCGCGGTAGCCAACGTTAGGGGCAACGTCCTGGCGCAGAATCCAGGTTTGGAGCATTGCGCCAGTCTTGTCGTTGGCTGATGACTGCGCTAAACCAGTCACGATGCAGACGATGGGAGCACCGTCGATGGGGGAGGAACCCTCCCAGAGGATGAGGCCGTTTTTGTTCATGCCAGTAAGGATTAGTAAAGGGTTCACAGTTCATTGACTGATAACAGTCATGAATCAAACGCGTTTGATCACGTCAATAACTGCGTCAGCAGGTGCGTCTACACCCCTGACATGATTAGCAAAGTGTTCAATTGCATCGTCCATATCGATGCACTCACTGATCTCGGTCCAGCCAAATAGGCCGGACTCGGTAGTCCATGTGATACTGAAAGTCATTCGCCTGATACCTCAATGGTGTGTTCGAGTGTTTCTACAATGTCCATGCAGTTGTTAAGCATTTGCACAACATTTGGGTGATAATCCTTGTCATTTATGACAAGCTGCTCCGCTTTGTGGAGCAGGTCCCACACTTCGAGTGCTTTTGAATAGCGGTCCATCAGCAGTACCCCGTCTCGCGGATACGGACGTTGCGGACGTTGCGCATCGTGGAGTTGATACGGGACACCAGCATCTCGGCCTGAGCATGGGTGCCGCACACCCAGTGCGGCGGTGCCATATCCGCGCGGGGCGGAAAGTAGTCGGCATCAACGTGGAATAGTTTTTCAGTCATTAGTTCACACAGTGGTGGTTGTTGTACCTGCGGAGCATTCGCATGTAGCGGGTCTCCTCTATTTCGGCAGCTGTTCGCTTGGCTTCGAGCTTCGCGAGATAGTCCCGATCAAAATTCGGGACTTGCTTGTAGGACTCGACGAGAGACCGCGCATGGCGAGCATTCTCAAGGATTTCTGCTCCGACGTTCATTTGAGGTTGGGACGATTGGGACGTTTTCTACGGGTTATTTCCATTCCGTATGTTGCGGCTTGATCGATGTAATACCCCTCACGAACGGGGTTCCAGCCCCGCATGGCGTCAGCTGCCTTATGGCAGTCGGACACGATGTAGCGGAGGGAATAGGAGTCCAGCGTCTTGGCATGGCACTCCCACCTATCGAAGTGCTCGGATGTGGCGTGCTGCTGGATCATTGGCCTGCCTCAATCAAGGCAAACAGTTCCTGTTTGCAGTCGGCGACGGTGGAGCCGACCACGGTGTGGAGACCGTACATGCCGTAGTAGGCGCCTTCGGCCTCGGTGATCAGAGCGATGGCCTGGGGGCGGACGCCCTCCGGGCGGGGAACATCTGTGCGCCAGATGAACTCCAGGTATCCGTCCGCATCTGCGCGGCGGGAATCAAATTGCATGTGCTAAAACCTCAGCTAGGGGATGGGTGCCCGGTGAAATGCCGGGCAATAGCAGCTAGGGGGACTTGAACCCCCATACAGAAAGCCCGCCTCCACCAGGAGACGGGCAGACTGCGCCTTGCCGCCGGAGCGGTAGCCGCTAAATTCTTGCCTGACTGCCAGTCAGGGCTTTTAAGTTGCAGAGCCGGACGACAATCCGGGTTGCGTTATTCACAGGAAACCAACGGTTTACACCAAGGGCAGCGTGTTCAAGAGCTAGGTCGTTTGAGGACCGCACACTCAGAGAACCGGGATCATTGGATGAATCACCCGTGCTGCCTTGTCAGGCCGCAATCTCCTTCCCACTCACTCCCAGGTCGGTCAGGGCCACCGTGCTGATCCCTCAGCACCTGCTACACGCAACGTGGCTTGTCCCTCTGGTGGACAGAACTTGGGCGCTTTCCCGTAACGGTCAAGTGACCGCGTCCCTTGATTACACGAGCTCCGCAGAGCCACGCTTGGGGACCATCGTCCGGCAGAACCGCAGGCATCGCCGCCCTTGGATCTTTATCCGCGCTTACGTTCCGTTGCTGGCATCGCCAGCCGCAAGCTTGTTTTATGGGGCAGCTACTATCGGCCGCGGTTGCTTAATTCATAGATGAGTGCCTCCTTTAGGTGAGTTAAGTGTTGCATGGATTGACTGGATTGTCAACCAGTTGGCCGGGAGTGTTAGGTGGGACGTCTAAGCGTCGCATGACCTGAACCCCTCGGTTGAATCAATGATGGCACAGGGTAGGGGATCTGTCAAGCACTCAACTATGAATTAGTTGAGTCTCGTGAGACTCACTAGCACGCTGGGGGACCTTTCGGATTAGAAAGGAACCGCGCGCGCGCGGGTGTGCCTAACCCAGTATTGCACAGCACGGGCGAAAGCGCAAGCCCATTGGCTGAGTCTCATGAGACTCATGTGAGGGTCACGAGTCTCAGGTGAGTCTCACACTGAGACAAACCCGAAGGGGGGTACACCTGTGCATATCACTACCAGGCCCTATAAAAATGTATATATATGTCGTCCTTATTCTTGAACAAGATTGCTATCATCACATAGCCTTATCCGCAACTTGCGGATTGCCTTAGCATGTACAGCGGAGGCTTTGTGGCGAGTGAGCCCGAATTCAATAGCTAATTCTTTAAGGGATTTGCCATCAAAGAAATAACCGGTCACCAAAGCGCACTCGATGGGCTCCAAGGTGTCGAGTGCGACCTCGAGTTTCTCGTCGCGCTCGGTGATCAGAGCAGCTAGCTCCGGAGACTCGAAACCGCTCGGATCGGGCGACGTCAACACTTGGTCTATCGAGTTGTCACTAAAGCGAGACAACGCGTCAAGGGACAAACAATGGGCAGCGTCACAGTTACCCAGCACGTCTTGGATGCGAGCAACTGATAATTTTGTCGCTTTTGCTAAGTCTTGCACGGTCGGGTGTGTCTCCGTCTTAGCGTTGTGTGCTACTACTGCTCGTTGAATCGTGCGCATATCGTCCTGGACATTTATAGGTATCCGAATTGTTTGAGCTGTGTTGTAGATAGCGCGGGATATTGATTGGCGGATCCACCAATAGCTATAAGTGCTAAAGCTGTAACCTCGTGCAGGGTCAAATAACTCTAGACTACGCATTAAACCTAAGTTACCTTCTTGAATTAAATCACCTAAATCCAATCCACGTTGCGTGTACTTCTTTGCAATGCTTATGACTAAACGAGCGTTGGTTTCTACCATAAGGCGCATAGAGCGCTGACCACGCAGCTTGACACTGTGTGGCGCATGCTCACGGCCCCCGGGGTAGTCGACATAATCGCGGATACGTCGACAGTGGTGGAGCTGTGCTTCTTTTGTTAGTACAGGGAACCGCGTAATACTGCGCATATACGCGTCTAGCTCAGATGCCATGCGTAGTTCAGCGCAGCTGGGCGTGTAAATCTACTATAGAGCCATTATTGTGTATGGTTTTATTGAAGTTGAAACCTACTAAACGTTCGTCAGAACGGTGTGTGCTCTTAAACGTAGCCTCAACGTCAGCACGTCTAACTTCCCAAAGCTCACCTCCTTGTTCAGTTATTAGTTTAGCTTCATTAGGAAAACGCACATCGTCAACTACGACAGGAAGAGCCGTGGCGCTTTTTATTTCGTGGTATCCGGCAAGCCAGCATTTAAGCCACACATCGGGGTGCACATGATCACGGCCCCATTCAGTACCGAGAGTGCGTAACAAATCTCTAACGCTTATGGGAGGATAAATACCTCTAACAGCGGCTGTTTTATGCATTAAAGCTTCTTTAGCTTCTTCAGGATCGTACCCAAGAGACATAAGAAATGTAGTCGTCATGTGCTTAATAGGAGTAGCGAAACTATGTATCTTGAAGCCACGCTGGGTTAAATACTGAGCTACAGTAGTCTTACCACAACTAGGAGCAGGAGAATAAATACCAATGAGCATGATTAAGGGGTAGACGTGGGAAAGCCTTTGGGATTAAGCATAAGTAGAAAGATTGCGTACACTGAAGAAGCCGCGTCTTTGTACGCTTGCGGAGGTGTAGGTCCGCCTCTTTCGGGATCACCTAAGCTAAGCCAAAGTGACATAGCTATATTGTCTAAATTGACGTTTAGTACAGATTCATCAGACATTAATTGGCAAATACTCATTAAAGCATAATAAGCTAATTCGCCCCAGCTAATCCCTAGCGTGGCACGCAGCACATCGGTTACTTCCACCGCTAAGGCTTGTAGTTGGTCTGACTTTAATAAGTCTGCAGGATCTAAATCTATGTGGCGCATGTAAGCCTCTAGGAACGCTCCATGCAACGTGTTAGCCACGTAGCCGTGAATAGGACTGATGTGAGTCATGCACGCGCTCGGGTGAATCGTTCTACTCGTGCCTTGAAGTGCAGCATGTACTGAGTGAGCTGCTTACGGTTGAGCTCTTCTATCTGGGGGGCTTCATCAGGGATCGCAACCACAATGAAAGCTCTGGTTATGTTCAACCCTTGAGGTTTGTAGACATAGTTGGCCGCAGCAACATAGGCAGCTACTTGCAAGGAGTACTCGTACATTTTGGCGGGATTGCGCAGGCGGTCAGCCGTTTTCCAATCCAGTAACGAGGGCTGATCTTCATCGTCGTCCAAGTAAGCAATGCAATCAAACGCTCCGGCGTATCGCAGGGGGTGATACACCGCGCCTTCTGTTAAAAGCGTTTTGCGTATTCGATCCAAAAACGCCCGGCTACTGTTCCAATAGGGCGTGTTTAGAAAGTCAAACTTAGGCTCTGTACCGTCTAAGAGATAGCGCTCGATCGCATCATGATGCCGCTCACCACGGAAGCAGGCGAGATTACAAATATCATCAGCGCGTTCTTCACCTACGGCTTCACGCCATAGTTGAAGCTCAGTGTTATCTCGGGTAGCACCGAGGATTGTCGTAACAGAGCGGCACGCTCCCAGGGGAGTTGTATAAGTGCGTTCTCCGTCGACTTGGGCACGCACGGGCTCGTATTTAGGCAGTCCCTTAATTTTCATGCGGCTTGACCTTCTTCCTCGTAAGGCACGCCTTCGATTGGCATTAGCAATGCGTTAGCGTCGCAGTTAAAGACGCGCATTAAATCACTGATTAAGTTGGGGTCGATCAATCTAGTTTTACCGCTAGCAACTCGGCCAAGCGAATAAGCAGAAGCTCCTGTCTGCTTAGCCACAGATGTTAAAGACAGATTCAAACGAAACAAATGAAAACGAATGTTGCGGCCTAGTAGTTTAGTAGTGTCCATAGCATTAGTAAAAAAAAAAAAGAGGGAAGCGTATGCTTCCCTTTTAGTAACTAGATCAGACAGTCGGCGGAGTGAAAGGGTCTGTCCCGTCAAACAAATTATCTAGGTTGCAATAAAACTTTCCATAGCGATCTACTATTGTTGCGGGCAGGGCTTTAGGCGGTGAAGCAATAAGTGTATATGTAGTGTCTTTTTTAACACCTGTTTTGCTAATTTTAATATCGTAATTGGCTGGATCTCCGTAATCGGTGTCTTTGTAGTACTTAAACAACTGATCCATAAGAGTTTTTTGAGTCATCTGAAGAATCTTAAAACTATCAGATTCGTAGCTATAGACAAGAGCAGCTAAAAAACGCTTGATAGGCTGAAAGCCCTCTTGCACTTTAATGTTTGCCGGCAGCTTTGCTGGCTTAGTTTGCCAACGAACGGGCAAATTTTCGTCAGTCCAACCCTCGAAGCCAGTAATACCGGCACCGAGAATACGAAGACGAACTTCTTCTGTAATTTTAGCCGGATTAATGTAGTTGCTTTGAGACTCTTTCTGGATTGCTTCTACGTCGTCTAGGAGAAGAAAAGGGCTCATGGGGTGGTACTCAGGGGAAAAAAAGTGAAGGATGTGCCGAAGACCAGGAAGTTACCTGGCCTAAGGTCCAGTGTATGGGATAAAAGTGCATATGGCAAGCATGTCTGTGAATCTGTCCTAGATAGGACTAGGTTCGCGCAATCTTGATGCACCGCTTGTACTTTCAGGCGGCTTTCGCTAGGCTTACAGAACGCTCCAGACAAAAAAAAACCCTGCCATGGGCAGGGGGAGCGCATTCACACGAAACTAGCTTAATGAAAGATCAAGAAAAAGGCAAGCCTATTGCCTTACTTGAAGGAAGCGCCATTGAACTCCTAAGACGGGATGTCTTTCCTGACACTTGGGCTTTCGTGCCCGTAGCAGGAAAAGCCACCTACATCAAAGAGTGGACAACTAAGCCTCTCACTCGTGTTGAGTGCATGACGGCTTATCAACTAAGAAAAGACTACGTCGGCTTGGGTGTTGTCACGGGGGCATTCTCGGGTGGTCTAATCGCGCTCGATATTGATGGCTTTCAGGCCGATTCTCGCTACATGGATGTAGCGGGCGAAGCATACGAAGCTCACGGCAATGAAACCACCATTGCCTGGACTTCCGGTAAGCCGGGACGCCGCCAGATCTTCTATCAAGTTCCCCCTCACTTAGTCCTCGAGCTCGAGCATGTGAAGACCTTGATCCTTCGGACGGAGGACGGCAAGTGGCATTTGGGACATGGGGACAAGAATCGTGGAGCAGGTGGTGAAGTCGCTGCAGCCGGCAATGGTGCTTATGAAGAAGTCGTGCTGCGGTTCAATGCGTGTCAAAGCGTTGTTCCAGGCTCACCACATCCAGATACAAAGCTCCCTTACCGTTTTTTAAATTACAACGCAGGAAAGGTGGCACCAATACCTTCCTGGATATTGGACGTTCTTAGAGAACACCGTAAGCCTGTTCAGTGGTTATCAGAAGCGCAGCAACGTGAAATTATTGAAGAACTTGGAGGGCAAACTGTTGTACCTCCACGTCAGATTCGTGGCTGGTTTTTTAAAGATGAAGTTCAGCGGCTATTACAACCACGGTTAGCTGATCTCATCTTTAAACATGAAGTATTCGACGAATACGGCTGGAAGGAAAGAGGCGGGGAAAAGCCTCAAAGAATGAGTGGCTGTCCATGGCACGGAGGCCAAAGTGGAACTACGTTTCAATACGCAGCCGAAACAGGGTGTTGGGACTGCAAAGCGTGCGGGGTAGGTGGTGACGTCCTCGATTTCGTGCACAAAGTCCGCACGAACGATATGCACGCAGGGCGGCCGACCGGGTTGGATCTGGAAACCTACGTCGCTGAGATAGCGGGGCAGCTCGGCTATGACTACCCAGCGTGCGCTACAGCCACTGAGGTCACAAATAAAGATGCACCTTTAAAACGCCTGAGTGGCGGTGACTTCTTCAATTCAGTCGAGAAAATCGTCAATGGTTACGACAACGCTGAGCTAGCGCACTACCACCTCATGGAGCTGGTCCGGGATGCCGGGCTGACACACGTCTACAAGTCGGGGCCTCAGGTCGAATCAGCGCTCGAGAGGTACTTGCTGCACCAAGAGCAGGTTGAAGAGGATCCGAAGTGGCAAGAGAAAGTTCGGAATCAACGAGATTTTCTGATCCCAGACTTCATGTCGGCGCCAAGCTCGATCCTTATGCATGCTCGGGGCGGCATGGGCAAAACACGTATTGCTGTGCTCCTCAGCAAGATCGTGGGGCAGAAACTCCCAATGAAAGTGAGGGGTTTGACTGTTGAGCCGACGATCTCGGGGAATGTCCTGTTCATTGGCAACGACATGTCAATGACCGATTACGCCGAGTATCTAGATCAGCAAGGCATCGACACCACAGGAGTTGATAAGTGGTTCCGGTTCAAACCACAATGGCAGCAGAGTCAATATCGCGTGCTACTGCGGTGGCTTCAGGAGATTAAGCCGGTACTCGTTGTCGTGGACTCCTTGACATCGGTGAGCACCATGATCGCGGCGAAGGAGTACGAGAAGGAATACTCCAACACGCTCTACCGCCTGGCGAGGGAGAACGGGACCGCGTTCCCACCGACAACCTTCTTGTGGATCCACCACAACACCAAAGACGGCAGCAAGTTCAGAGGCACAGACACCCTCAGAAATGCAGTGCATGAAACCTGGGAGCTTAAAGAGCTCAGTGATGAGGAACGGGCGCAGTACGGCGACACAGCCATGGTTCTCGAAATCGACAAAAGCCGCGGCATGAGAGGTGGTGACCGCTTCCTGGTGCAGGAGGACATCGAGGAAGCACTGAGCATCGAAGACCTCACACCAACAGTGACGCGGGAGAACCACGGCCAGGGCGATGAAACCCCCCGCACGCTCGTTCTCGGGATCCTCAAGGCTGCAGAGGCTCCGATGACAGCCCAGGATCTCCGCTATGCCCTTAACGCGAAGCTGGCGGGGCTTCGGGGGCCGGGAGTCCTGGTCAGTGAAAAGACCGTAAAGCGATGGGCCAACAGGTGGGTGGTGGCCGGCCTCGTGGAGGAAGCATCTGTGAGACAGCCGGGATCTAAAGGGGGGCGCCCTAAGAAGGTATTCACCATCAAAATCCCTATATACGAGCCTAAAAATGTCCAAAACCTCCCCTCTTTCTTTGAGAGTCCTTCTGCCGGAGGGACTTTGAGTTTTGGACAGGGTTTGGAAAAAAGTGTCCAAAACCTCGAAGTGTCCAAAACCCCCGAGGACGAATTGGTTCAAGAGGGCACCGTCGCAACTGAGACGCGTGAGAATGATCCAGTTGGGGAAAACTTGGGGAAAACCACCCCTCAAAGCGGCTCTGAGGTTTTGGACATTTCGGACAAATCAGAGGAGTTGTCCAAAACCTCTGAGCCTGAAACCCTCTCCAGCACAGCAGTTCCCAAGAACGAGCCGGAGGTTTTGGACAATTCCTCAGGCATTAAGGGAGACCCGCCTTCTACGGAGTATTACGGAGATTGGGACTCTGAGTGCTGGGGGGCCTAGCTCCCTTGCATCTGACTCTCTAACCCCTCGCTTACCAGTCCAAAAACACCAACTTCCGACTTTCCGGTCAAGCCCCAGTCGCCAAGGGCAAAGAGGCCACCCTCTGCGCCCTTGGTTTGCTACCCCCCGAGGTCGGGAGCAATCCGCCTAGCTTTTCACTGGATGGATTGAGGAGCCTTCTAGCCTGGTCGGCGCTCTTGCCGATCAGCTCGACGAAGACCAGCTATCGCGGAGCGTGCCGTCTTTATGCAGTGACGGCAGAATTAACTTCCCTATGAAGTCACGGGCTTGAAAGTGAGAAGCTGCAAGCATTTTTGCTAAATTTTTTAGCTCGTCTATATTGGTGCAGTTATCGATTTGCCTAAAAGCAGCTTCTTTAGCAAAGCTACGTGTAAAATCGTTCATCTCAAAACTGCGTTTATCTTAGTATGCCGTCGCTAGCTACCCTCGACCACATCAAAGCACTACAGAATGTTGATTTCGACTTTATACGTAGTGGACAATCGGTAGCTCTGCTAAAGCTGCGTCTCACCGAGCTCGGGGAAGCTGAGGGTCCGCTAGGTATTGATACAGAGACCACGGGCCTTGATCCATTAGTCAATCAAGTGCGCCTGGTGCAAGTGGCGAGTAAGGATTACGCTTTGATTGTGGATCTGGATGGCTGGCGAGAGGAGGGTAAGCGTGACATTCCTTGGGCCTCACCCGGTCTCGTGCAGCTTAAAGCGCTGCTGGAAAGTTCTAAGCCGAAAGTACTACAGAACGCCGCTTTTGACTTGAACTTCTTAGCTGCAGAAGGTGTTGAACTGGGTGGTTCTCTTTTTGACACCATGATTGCTGCCAAGATCGTGAATAACGGTACAGGCGCCAAAAACGATCTGGGTAGCCTTGTAAACCGTGTGCTCAAAACACCGCTTTCCAAGGAGCTACAGAAAGCTGATTGGGCAGGAGACATTTCTGACGAAATGGCCCGCTACGCGGCGCGCGACGCGCTCTGCCTCCCGAGGCTGACCCCGCCTTTGGTTACCGCGCTCAAAGAAGCTGACACTCCGAGCCCAGGGAAGTTGTGGGCCGTCTTTGAGCTTGAGATGAAAGCACTCAGACCCATTGCCAGCATGTGGCGGAACGGGTTCGGGTTTGACGCCACGGCGGCTAGTACGTTGTACACTTCGCTGTCTGAGGAGGCTGAAACACTTAAACTGTCATTCTTGCAATCGTTAGATACAGCGATTAAAAAAGAGAACCCAGATGACCCCACTGTTTGGTTACCCCGTGACAAAGACAATTCTTTTAACACCCGTGAAAAAGATTCAGGAGCTGTTCGATTAGGGACAAAGCGTTACAAAGGGTTCAATCCGCGCTCGCCTAAACAAATGGCGCTTAGGTTTGAGCAAGCTGGTATTTTATTGCCACCGGATAAAAAAGGCTTACCAAGTCTGGATCAGAACTTGCTCGCATTTTTAAAAGCGGAGTACGAGTTAATTGCTATGTACCTCGAGTGGAAAAATGCTGTGACTCGTGTGTCGCATGTAGAAAAGCTCCTTGATTCAGTAGGGCCTGATGGACGTATTCATGCGAGCTACCGGCAGATGGGTACGGAGACTGGTCGTCTCAGCTGTGCGGGTCCAAACCTACAGCAAGTGCCTCGGGGAAAGGAGTTTCGACAGCTATTTCGAGCTCGGGAGGGGTACAAACTGGTTGTGGCCGATTTCAGCCAAGTGGAGTTGCGGGTAGCTGCTGAATTGTCTGGAGAAGAAAAGATGTTGGATGCTTACCGGGCAGGTAGGGATTTACACACGGAGACTGCTGCTTTGATAACTGGTAAAGATGCTGACAGTGTTACTAAGGAAGAACGTACCTCATCGAAAATCTGTAATTTTGGGCTTTTGTATGGGGCAGGTGCTGCTACTTTGCGTAAGCAAGCTGTTGCACAGTACGGTATTGACATGGCATTAGAAGAAGCTCAGCAGCTTGTCACTGGGTTCCGTTCGGCATATCCACGGTTGCATGAGTGGCAACAAGAAGAAGGTACAAAAACAACGACATCTGTATTTACTAAATATGGTAGACGTAGAGTTTTGGTAGGGTTTAACGACAAATACACTACTAGAATTAACACACAAGTTCAAGGTACAGCTGGTGACATCGCCAAAATTGCTATTGCCATGATCTGGGATTGCCTACGGGCGGCCAAAGCCACCGAAGCCTTTCTCATCGCCATGGTGCATGACGAGATCGTCCTCGAGGTCAGAGAAGGTACAGAAGGCCGTTGGATGGCTTCATTAGCCGGCGTTATGCAACGTGCTGGTTTACAAGTCTGCCATAAGGCTCCTATTGAGGCCGACGCGTCTTTTGGTTACACATGGGCGGATGCCAAATAGCTTAATGCGTGGTATGTTGTATGAGTGCACTGCTTTTTAGCTAATGTTGACAGGTCAAGAGTTGCTTTCTTTCGTGGAAGCTAACAAAGATATGAATCACTACGACATGGCGCGTGCTACTGGCTACTCGCGCTCAACCGTAGGAAAAGCGGAACGTGTGCTTATTACCAAGTTCATGAGAGCTTTGTTAGAAGCTCAAGGCTTGACGCTCAAAAGTGGCGCAAAGCCCGGTAAAACTGCGAAGTATCTGACTACGGTGCATAGCACTGGAGGTGTTCTACTAGGCAAAACCTACGTGGAGCAGTTCGGGATGGAGCCCGGTGATAAGCTGCGCATTGCGGTCGACGAAGATTGCATTCGTCTGATTCCGGCACCCGTTGAGCCAGCAACAGCTTCCGATGAAGCCTGCACAGTCCCTGCATGAATAGTGCAAGTGAACTCCGAGCTCGGTTGTTGAAACGGCTAAACCAGCTTGCAGAACGCTTGCCTAATGGGCTCCTCCACCGTTTGGTAGAGGATGCCCAGTTTTTTTATGACTGGAATCTTAAAAAGAAAAAAGCTAGGTCGTCTTCGCGGCTGTCTCGGTATGAGTAAAAACAAACCACCTAGCCTTTGCTGCTTTGGACCCTTGTGTCACCGTTATAGCGCCCCGTCTTTGAGTAACTATTTAGAGGAATTTCGCTCATCCTCATGAACACAATCTGTCCTATACGAAGTCCAGGGTATAGCGGAAGATCGTAATGTCGCCTTACGTTTACTAGCTCAAGTGTAAGCTTACTGTTGCAAAAGCCTGGATCAATCCATCCGGCAAGAAGAGCCTCGTACCCCTCCCTGGCCCTGCTCGATTTCAGTGCAAACTGAGCGCAAATGTAATCAGGTATTTTTTTAAATGTTTCATGCGTTTCGGCCAGGACAAATTCTCCTGGGGTCAAGCGATAAGGGTTTTTCTCCGTCCTATTCGCGATGTCTACATGCAGCAGGTCTTTCTGCCCTGCGACTTCAATCATCAGTCTACTGCCCAGCCTCACATCAAGCGAGGCCGGGTTGATTAGATCTTCAGACCAATCTTCCATCGCTCCGCCGTAGCAAAGCGATTTAATTTCCCAGTCACAAAGAACAGTCATTTAATAATCCCAGCGGACCCACAAACCGCCCTCTCTTCGTCCTAGATGGACGAAGCCACGCGATGCAGCGCAGCCAACGCTATGTGGCCAATTCTCCCTGCAGTACGACTGGACTTCCCAGATGTCAGCCCCTTTCACGTAGAAGTCCACGGCTCCAACGCCTTTCTTGTCGTATAAGTGCTCGCTGCGGAATGCACCGCCAACCTCGCGATTGATTGCCGGCGGCCTATAGCCAGACGTGATGACGATCGGCTTGTCGCCAAATTTGACGCGAACACGCTCAAGGAATGCCGCCAGTTCAGCGGCCATATCCACTTGGTATTGATGCTCAAACCTGCGTGCCTCTTGGCCAAGCGCAAATTCACCTAGCGTTATGTGTGGGGTTAGCCGGGTGCTAAATGGCGACTCTGGCCGGATCGTTGCAGGTTCTGGCGCTGCAGCCTGTTCCCCAGTCCACAGCATGCCCTCAGCTTTGCGCCTGCGAGTAAGGCCCCCCTCGAATGAACTGCCCGGGTTGCAGTAGAGCAGCAATGCCGCCGGCACGCTCTTGTAGGTCCGTTCTCGCAAGCAACGGCTAATTGTCTCGAAGCCGCCTTGGCCGAAGAAATAGCTCCCCAGGTTGAATGCAAACGAGATCAGCGCCGATTGCTGATGCTCCTTCATGGCTGACCAGTAGGGGATTGAACCAGCCAATGCCGTAACAATCCCGTCGATGGTTTGCTGCAAAAGGGCGTCGCCGTCCTCTTGGCTGATCCGGTCGCCAGGGATCACCGGTGAACCGTCAGCCTTTGTCGTGTTCCCCCACCCAATCGACCACACCCCAGCAGGGCAGAGGTATGCGTCAGGGTGAAATGATTCAAAATGCTTTATAAGCTCAATTCCAGCTTGATAGTTGCGCTGTTTGCCTGATTGGCTCCATGTTGCGAACCAGCCTCGATCGCGACGCATCGCAATTTCATAGCCGTTTTTGCCGAGATCTGTTTCTAGCTCCTGAATCGCTGCGGCTTGATGCGGCAACGCCTTGTAATACCTGAACAGCTGTTCAAGGCTGATCGGTTTGCTGTTCGTCATGCCAGGGCGATTTAATGTGCAGGTCGTCGATTTGGATTGGCGGCGGCATTGCTGGCGGCTGTGATTCATGCCATCGCTCAACCTCAGCATCAACCCGAGGTTTTAACGTGGCCTCGAATTTACGGCGTTGAATCTCGCGCTTCACGCCCTCGAGCGGTGACCGCGTCGAGAATCTCAGCAGCCACCGCCCGTCGGCGGGGATCAGCCCTTTTTTTCCTTTAGCGCCGCCAATACTTGAAAAATCAGCTGGATCACAGAGTTTGATTTCAGCGCTGGTGATAACGCAATGATCTCAGATGCCGCGGCAACAAGGATCCATGTGATCGGGGATGTCAGAAGCTCTTCCATGCCCATTGGTCACTCCATTAATCTGGATTGATTCTAGCTCTATAGCTCTCCAGCACAATTATTCGGTTGCCGTGATCGTTCAAGCGTTCGTAAATTTCGCGGCGATCAGCAGTGGCTTGAACCTTTTCCGCCTTCATGTCTTGGTGCAACTCTTCCAACTTACTTGCGATAGATTCCAACCCGGCACTAAGGCGAATAACCGCCTCACGGCTTTCACTGGTGCGTCTGGTAAAGCCGGATACGGACATGCCAGCGATACCAATCGAAGCGCCTAGGATTGCGGCGTAGATTTCAATCACGTCTTAGGCGCTCCTTCCTCGTCACTGTAGTGGATCTGGCTTGCCACTTAATATTGCCACTGCACGTTGATAAAACATGCATTCGGTTTTGCCTGCTTCGCGCAAGGCTTTTTCAATTTTCGCCCAGTTTTCTAGTTCCCTTGGCGTCATCGTTACTGTTGGTCTCCCGCAAAAATACGGACTGGTGGGTTTGGGCTTACTAGACAAGAGTCCCAGCCATCAGGCAAGCCTGTTGTGAATTTAGCGTTGACGTGCCAAGCGTCAAATGTTGGGCCAAGATTATCGCTTGTATTAGTTGCAGGTTCACGGCCAATTACATTTTCTGGATCGTCTTCATCAAAAATTAAACGATCAACAGATAGGGTTCCGTTTCCCATGGTGGCTTCAAGCACCGCATAATCGTAATCACCCGTCAATTGATTTGAGAAATTAACGTTGTAACTCGCGAGCAAAAGCTCTGAATGTTCAGTAGCAGTTGCGTTATAAACCCAACCGGTTTTGTCATCGTTTAAAGCAACATTAAAAATGATGCCTTCATCTTCACCACTCCAGTTGATGCTGTTGCCTGTGAATGAAACTTGCACTAATGGGCCAAGCACATCCATGGTATGCGTGTGGGAGATTAATGCAGGCCGTGGATTGTTGTCGTCAATCCAAAGCCCAGCATCATGGCAAGCGTCGCGAAAGGTGGACTCATCAGTGAAGCGCAGAAAGTGGGTCATTGCAGTACGTCGTTGAGGTAAATGTCCCAGTTACGGGACTTAAGGGTGGTGATTGCAGTGGCTGTAGTGCCTGGGAGGGTTGTGCCGTCGTAGTCGACTGTGATCTTTCCATCATTAGTGCCTGTACCGCTAGGTGCGGAAACGCCGGAGGCAGCAATCGAAACAAAAATGTTATCGACTGAAGTTGCTGTGAGGCTTGTACAGTTCTTCCAAGTTTCATAAAAGCACTCATCAACAGGTGTCCCGGCCCATAAATCAAAGAAGCCAGCGGGAAAATCAGTAAGGCTGTTGCAGCCGTTCCAGGCGGTGTTGAAGTTAGTACCAGAAGACGTGTTGATTAGAGGGAAACTAGTAAGACTGCTGCAGTTAGTCCAAGCGGCGGCGAAGTTAGTACCTGATGAGGTATCAATCAACGGGAAGCTAGTAAGACTGCTGCATAAGCCCCAGGCGAAGTTGAAGTTAGTACCTGATGAGGTATCAATCAACGGGAAGCTAGTAAGACTGCTGCATAAGCTCCAGGCGCCGCTAAAGTTAGTACCTGATGAAGTATTAATCAATGGGAAGCTAGTAAGACTGCTGCATAAGCTCCAGGCGCCGTTAAAGTTAGTACCTGATGAGGTATCAATCAACGGGAAGCTAGTAAGACTTCTGCATAAGCTCCAGGCGCCGCTAAAGTTAGTACCTGATGAGGTATCAATCAACGGGAAGCTAGTAAGACTGCTGCATAAGCTCCAGGCGCCGCTAAAGTTAGTACCTGATGAAGTATTAATCAATGGGAAGCTAGTAAGACTGCTGCAGTTGTTCCAAGCGGCGGCGAAGTTAGTACCTGATGAAGTATTAATCGACGGGAAAGTGCCGTTTATACTGGAGCATCCCTGCCAAGCGGCGGTGAAGTTAGTACCTGATGAAGTATTAATCAATGGGAAACTAGTAAGACTGCTGCAGCTGTTCCAAGCGGCGGTGAAGTTAGTCACGTTTTGCGTTTGACCACCATCAGCAACAAAAATTGCTGGCATAGAAGCCAAACTGCTGCATCCATTCCATGTGCTTGAGAAGGTCGTAGCTGCGGTAAAATCAAACGACGGGAAAGTTCCAGTAATACTGCTGCAATCGCGGAATGCATTTGCCCAGTCGGTAACAGCACTTGTATCAGGTCTGTTTGTAGTGCGGGCAGAGTTGCTGAAATCCATTTGGCTGCAGCCGTAAAAAGCACCGTTCATCGTGCTCGGTGCTGTGAGCATGTCGCCCGTGCCCCATTCGGTGATCAACAGCAAATCGTCTGGGTTAATGATGTTGTTATATTGAATATTTTGCATTTTCCCTTCGACCCAAACAGGGTAGATACCGGCAGAAGGGTAATCGTGCGTCAAGCCGATAGCGCCTAGTTCTGCAGCAGCGCCCTCAAGGCCGGATTCAGTGCCATCGCCCCATGTGATCACGATGTCGTTGTCGGTGGCGACGCTCTCGGCAGGCAGCGTGAAGGTCTTCTCACCGTCAGCAGCTGTGCCCTGGGTGTTAATTACCAGTGCTAATGACCCGGCTGGTCCAGTTGGGTCATATGTGTCGGTGTTAATGGCGTCGATTTCACCTCGCACCAATGCTTCAGCGACTTCAGGTGTTAGTTCACCGGACCATGCATAAACAGTGTTGATGTAGCCGTTAAATGCCTTAGTTGCATCTACTGCATCGTGGCCAATCGCCAGCTTGTTGAGGTTAGTAGGGACTGAGCTGCTTAATGAAGGGGCAAACCGTGATGCATCACGTCCATATTGATAGTTATTAGCGCCGTAGGTAATGATATTGCGTTCGCGGTCGGTGGTTGGCACCGGCAATGGCAGTGATGCTTTGCTAACACCGTCATAATTGGTAATTAGCGCCAGCGAATTGTAAGTAGCAGTGCTGGAAAGATATGCAAGATCAACCTTGTCGTTGCTATCGTTTTTCAAGGAAAGCAAAGTGTCGTTTTCTTTTACATCAATGGCGCGAGCATCGATGTAAACCGAACCAGTAGCAGGTAGCGGGGCTTCAATTGATATAAGGTCTTGGGCACGGGTTACGGCGCTGGTGGTTGTGGGGATGTAGGAGGTGGTGGAGGAGCCGAGTTCCACCTGGGAACCCCAGATATAAACACCAGCGCCAATACCACCAGTTACACTTAATCGTATGGCATCAACCCAATGTTCAATAGTAAAAATACTGCTTTCAGCCGCTTTTACGTAAATACTTTGCGCGTAAATTATGCTCAAGCCTGGTACAAAAGCACAACGAAACCAGCCATTCCCAACGGGAATTAACGAAGCCGAGAGCACGGGTTTTTCTGTGGAAATATCCCCTGTCGAAAGATTAAACGTTGCACTGTAACCAGATCCAATATTGACACCGGCAATAAAATTTGGTCCCAGAATATATGCTCCAGCCGTATTGCTTAACTTTGTAGCGTCAAGCTGACCGCTTGGACCAATCGCCGCGTTTGGCGTAACAGTAGTTGTTCCATTTTGATTAAGGGTCCAATTTGTTGAGAAACTATTGCTGTACGTTTGTGAGTTCGTCCTACTCTCCTCAATCAACAACCCCAGACTCTCACCAGTCACGGGGTCATGATCAAATCGTGGCTCGTTACCACTGGCTGTTTGAATGCTGCCATTAGCGTCTACAAAAGTGCCAATGGAATCCCGCGTAAACTTAAACCGTGGATCGATGCGCTGCGATGCACGCGGATCTAACAGAACCCTTGGGCGGTTGTCGTAAAACAGTTCCTTGATGGCCATAGCAGAAAATCAGGCGTTTGTGGTGGACTTGATGATTACGAAATTAAGAACCACCGCTTCAGACAGTGACCCAGCGGTAAGGTTTCGCAGCGCAATCTTTACCGAACCGCCTGCGATGTCCAGCGTACTGACCGAATAAGCGCCAGCTGTAGCGCCGGATTTAATGCTGACAGCAATGACATCCTGCGGACCGACCTGGCTATTGGTCATTGTAAAGGGAACAGCACTACCTGCAGCAAGTGCAGCTCCGTTCATTGTGATCTGGCCGCATGGAGTGTTTAACGTTACGCCTGTAGATTTGCTAGTTGCTTGTGTAACAGCACCACCGCCTTGAGCGTAGCCGCACCACTCATCAACAAATGCCATACGCCCCAGCATCCCAGACACGGGCACCTCATCAGCACCAGTGCCAGCTTCAAAACTGAAGACCTTGCCGCTCAGTAATGCGTTGTACTCACGCCAATAGTTCAGGCTGAGGTTTGTGATCACTTTCGGCTGGTTGTTGTCCAGAATGCTTGGATTATCTAAAGCCTTTGCAGTGCCTTGAACATCTTCAATCGTTGCTAGCGATACAGGGCCAAGGGGATCTTCAGCTGTAGCCAGGTCGGCACTAAGAGTAAATTTTGCTTTGCCTTGGATCGTAATATCGTTAAAGAAACTTTCGCCCTGAGCACTGATGCCAGATGGAAATTCTGTAACCGGATCTTCTTCAACGCTGGCCAGTGCTGTCAAACTTTGCTCTTGACCGGTATTCAGATCTTCGATGCCGGTGCTCTTAACGATGTAGCCCTCTTCATTAAAGCCAGATGGATAAACACGCCCCCCAAGCTTGTTGGTGAAGTAGTAACTAAATTTATTTAGCGGTGTTAGTTGTTGCTGCACAGCTGGGAACGCCTTGCTGTAATTCAGCGTTCCTGCCCATTCAAAAGCATGAGCGAATAATCTTAAAACTGATGGCCTACGAAACTCGGCTGCCCAAGCGTTTTGTGATGTGGCTAAACCACCTGACGGAGCGGTAGGGAAGTCTGATGTACTGTTGACTTTACGAATACGTTCATCAGTTGCTCTTGGCTGTAATGCTGCATGACTTGCGGCAATGCTGAAACCTAGCGCCCTCAAAAGCGCATAAGCGCCCTGGTAATCGTTGCTTGTCTGGTACTGATTTTGAATCGACTCAGTAACAGTGCCAGCACCTGCACTCGCAGTCCAAAGCGTTGAGAAATCAAAACCTAATGTTGTACTAGACTGACTATTTGCAGTATCATTATCGAGGGTGATTGTATAGCTTTGATTGTCTAGTTTTTCGTCCGGGCTAAAACTACTAGACATATGAACAAATGATTCCTGCCAGTCCGTTGAACTAGGACCACCAGAGCTGGGCGTAGTCACATCACGCAAAGCTGTAAAATGCTTTTCTGCGTAGATAGCAGTTGTGCCCTTGCGGTAAAAGGTGCTAGCCGCGTAGCTTACGGCTGGATTGGTACGGCGTATCTGGATCTCCATCCCTTTATAGATAGAGCTGAACTGCGGGAAGTCCGTTCCAGAAATGTCCTTTTGCGCGACAGTGGTAACTGCTAACGGATCGCTTGTAGATAACGTGCCATTCACATAAGGGTCAACATCACCAGCCAGAACTGGTGCTGTTGGATCAAGCTGCAAGATGTAGTCGCGCTGTACCACACGAGTAGATTCCTGCACAGCAAACATGCCGATACTTAACCGCCGTTCAGATGCTGTGCGAGTGTCTACTAATCGACGAACATAGACTCGACGACCAATTGCTCGATTAATTGTTGAGTTTGGTGGTATGCCTGGGCTTACATTGCTTTCATCCTGAAGCGGTGAGTTGGCCTTCAAAAGAATGCGATTAGGGTCGCTAGTACTCCATGCACTGGCGTTCAATTGTGCTCGCCAGTCGGTGCCATTGGGGTTTTCAACCCAGACGTAGCTGTCTTCGCGCAATGTGTACCCTAGGTCACCAAGAATCTTTGGCACTGTTGTAGAGCCATCAGCCGCAACTAGGTCTTGCGCCATGTCGAAGCGGAATTGACCATCTGCATAGTCACTAATTGTGCCGAGGAAATACTTCTGGACGTTGCCAGTTTTTTCGCTGATATTCAGCGGTACATTAAAATAAGCGAAACGCCATTCAGAATCGATACCGAATGCTTCTGTTTTGTAACCGCTAGACAATGCAACACAACCACCAAAGGAAGAGTTGCTGTTAGTAATACTTACTTCAGCGCCACTTTCAGTTGCATGGTGAATCCCTTGCCCAATTGCAAAAATTGAGACTTCTTGGATAAAAGCGTTATTAATGGCACGGATATGAAAGCTGCGCCGCGCTGGCTTCATCCGAACATTATTCGGATCGCTACTGATATAAGTCGCGTAATTAGGCATTGTGCCCCAGGCGCTGCCGCTATAAAGCTCCCAGCAGTCCATGTCTTTTTGAAGCGACACGCCCGTAAAATTCGCGGTCACCATTGATTTCAAACCTTCGACCTTCGCTCCATCAGCGTGGATGCCGCCTAGGCCATACTCAGAACGGATTGAGCAGTTGAAAACGTATGGTGATGCTGATTGGGTCGTGTCCCATGCTGAAGTCGGTGTCCCCTCAATTGGGCCAACGATTTTAAATTCAGTGTCACGGGTGACGGTTATCGCATCGCTTAAATTTGCAGGACTACCAACGTAGGTGCGGATCTTTGTGTAAAACTCATCGAGTTCCGCCTCACTAGCGAAACCAAAAGCAGACAACAAATGGTGGCTAGTTGTCGTATTTATTTTGTCAAAAACTGAGAAACCGAAGAAATAGCCCGTTCCAGTGATTTTAAAAATTTCGCTACGATTGCTGCGGTCTGCAAGTTCGTCAGCAGGAGTTGGGACATAAGTCGGGCGGAATGTGCATTTACGCAAATCAGGACCGCACAGGCTGCACCCACGCGGCAGTAATAGCCCCCCATTCGTCGGGTTAAACTCAATCAGGTCTGCTGGTGTCGGTTCATACCCATCGGTCCAAGTTACAGGCGTGCCAGTGCCTGGATCGTTGTAAATGGTGTGTACGCCTGGAGCAATAACGATTGAGACGCAATCAAGATGCGCTTTTGGATCTGTAATTGTGTACCAGTCTTTGCTGGTGATAATCGCAGCTTCAATCACTGCGCGGTTAATAGTCTTAAATGGACGCTGAGGACTGAAGCCACAGGTAAGGCGTTGTTTGTCTAGTCGCTTTAGTTTGGCTTCGATTATTTCTTCGTCTGTACTGCCACTGGGGGCTTCATAGGTGTTGTACGAACCACCGGCAAACGTATCCTCTCCGATGTATGGGTTGACATATAACGTGAACGGAGCTGTTAGCGGGTCCACCATTTCAGTGCTACCGGCTGCCACGTTGGCAGTGCCAGCAACCTGACGCATCAAGTCATTGAGGGCTGCGATCTGAACTCGGAACTCAGCCTGTGTTGCGTTGATATTGTCTAAAGCGCCGGTAGCGCCTGCAAGTTCTAGCGACGACACAGGCTTAAAATCCTTCTTATAACCAGTACAGCCAGTCTATCAAGGTTCAAATTTTATCGCAATCTCCCCTGTTGCCACAAAGTCACTGGTGCCGGAGATGATGTCGGTGGCTTTTACGTCAATGCGCGTGTTCGTTAGCAAAATATCGCAGTCGTAGTAAGCAGTGGAACCTACCTGAGGCAGCACTGGATTGCGGTCTTTAAACAGATAAAACTTGGCACTTGACTTGGCTTGCTTTTCCGTCAACATAACCAGCCTCAATAATGTCGTGCTGCTTTGATCTCCATCTACGTGGCGCTGATCAACCAGGAACGTAAGCGAACCAGCGCCACGCACCAGTGATTTTGTGTTCTCGCCAAACGTTTCGCCAATCGCGGTCATGTCTAGATTGCTTGCATCAACACTGAGTGCCCATTCCTGCAGGTCGCATTGAACAAGCCAGCCTCTGGAATCAGGGTTACTTGCCACGGCAGTCATTCCAGACGGCACCGTGATCACGTCTTCTAATTTTTGACTACTTGATGGTAGTGTTAGCGGCTTAATACTGGATGCTGCTAAGTCAATGGCACTGGAATATTCGGGTGTGTCGTTATAACGTGTGATGACAAGGTTTTCAGTATTAACACTTTTTAGCGCAAGAATTTGGCTAGAATCTGCGTTATAAGCTGCAATCGCACTTTTATAGAGCTTGGCACGGTCTAGGTCGTCCATATTGATATAAGCATCGACCTGTGTTGTTAATCCAGTAGTGGCTGCAGTGTTATAAAACGGGACCGTATTAGTTGATTGGTAATAGTTAGCACTTGGAGCAGTTACATGAACGCGAGCAGGCCCAAGGTCATAAATGCTGCCGTAATAAATGCCTTGTCCGCCTGGATTGCTAGCAAAACCATTGTCATTTCCGTCAATCGGCAGACCACCCTCAGCCGCAAGAATTATGCGATCCCCAGTCCAATATTTGGGATCGTCGATGGATAGCGTTGCAGTAGAAATATTCAGCGCATTAGGAGCTAAAGCCCTAGGCTCCGGCCATTCACGGCTTAATTCAAGAATGCCACCGTTGCCAATAATTGCCATCAGAAGCTGCCAGTAGGCTTGCCAGACATTGTGAAACTGATCGGAACGGTGATCAGATCACCCACGCTTACGGATGCGCCGGTTGCGGTGATCAGGACAGAGCCCGAGATCGTGCCAGCGGTGCTGCCGGTGTCGAGCTTTAACTGTATCGTCGAAAGAGCTTCAGTCTCGTCTAGGACTTGGTTGATGATGGCGGCAGTGCCACTATCAACGGGATCGTACAAGAGCGTGCCGCTGCCGCTTGTTCCACGGATGCCGTAGGCGTAGGTGCGGTCATTCTCGCCGATGCCAGTTGTTTCCAACGCATCGCGGTTGATGTTTAACGTGATGTCACGTACTTTTGCGATGGTTGTGTATGTGCCGGTGCCACTGGCACTGAAGCCTAATTGCGCAGTTGCGCCTGTCCGTACTGCCATAATCGTGCTGAGAGTTAGCTCATTCTAAGCTCTGCTGTCAGTTCAACAGTGACATTGGAACGGCCTGGAGCGACGCTTTCAACTCGTGGCGACGTGCCTTCGCTAAAAGACCACAGCAGGCCCGCCCCTGTAGCCGATGCATTCAGCCAGCTCTGTAACGTAGCGTCTGCACCAGCAAATATCTGCGACGGCAGCGTCAGGCTGTCAACTGAACCTTTCGCGCTGTTGTACGCGCTGAGGATTGCTGCTGTGTTGGTGTCGTTGACGTTGCCAAATGTCAGGCTGAGTTTTGCTTGGCTTGGCCTGCTGCCCCACAACCTGCGGGTGATCACACCTGACTGCGATACCTGTGTTTTGGTCGGCCATGTCGGAGCAACAAAGCGCCGACTTGTTGGTTGAACTGCCGGGAACGTCGTTGCCATTGTTAGGTGATGCTCCAGTTGCCAGCGTTATCGAAGCCATCGGCAAGCTCAAGAATGTCTGAGCTGTTGGTTGGCATATGTACGGCTTCAATTGTAAACGTGCCCTCTTCAGTTGGCGTTATGCGCTCAATCTGATAAGTGCGAACCTGCGTGCTCGGCAACTTAACCGTGAATACAACTCCTGTAGGTGTTGCTGTCTTGCCACTGTTGCTAACAACCAGCGTGGTGTCTGCTGGTGTTGTATCGGCGTCACCGTTCCAAGCAATTACGGTATAGGAACCATCAGCTAATGATTTTGTACTGACTAGCGCGCCTTCAGGAGTTACGACGCCGTTATTGAACTCGTCGTACTCAGTTGCGTCCATCCCTACTTTTATGTAATCGCCCGGTGCCATTGCCATCAAAACGCCTTCATGCGTTGTGGTGAAACTGATGGTGTGCGTTGGGATGCGACGCATCCTGATCACGAACTTGGCAGCATCGATCGCATGGTCGCGATTGGTGCAGTAGTCAGACACATCGATGGTTTCGAGCGCGACACTGGAGCTGGCGGATGATTCACGCACCAACACTTCGCGAACAGTCGGGAACATCCCTGGGTTATCCAGATTTGTGCTGGCACGCTCCTCGCGATAGCGCACAGACACTTGAATAGGGTCACGCTCTTCAGGGTCGAAATATTGAAGCTTGAAGCTATTCTCGACGATATTACCTGCAGTAAAAAGACCTGTGATTGCAACAGCATCGAACTGCAGGGCTGGACGCAGGAAGAACTTGCCGTCAGACTCGCCAAATATCAACAGGTGCGTTGCTGCAACATCAGCGCACCATTGACGAATGTTGATTTTATCAGCAATCACGCCATCAAAGAAGTATTTGCGTGAATAGCACCAGTCGGCTGCAGCTGTGAACTCAGTAAAGTTCACCATGTCGTCAGTAATTAAATCGCCTCTCCCGTAGGTGCTGTTGGTCATTAAGTCCAACACAATGTCTGGGAGTAAATGCGTGGCTCCAACGGCCAAGCTGCTACGAAGTTGACGGCAGGTTTTACCGCCTGTCACATAGCAACTAAATTGGCTGAATTGTTGCCACTCAACTGAAGAGCTAATATTGACTCCGATTAAGGCAAGGTTGTCGTAGTTAGGTGCGTAAGTGTTTCCGTCGTTGTCAACATTTGAAACTATTTCGTTTACATAAGTCACCTCATGTTCTGGTGCTGACGCTGATGAAACTACTTCGTCAAAGATAAATGACTCTGCAAGCTTGCCCCAAGTGTCAATTAATGATAAATCGTTATTTGAATAGCTTGCATCGCTTTGTGGATACTGGAACGGTACTGAAGCAGTGTCTAGCCCTGAGCCTCTTCTGCCCACGGAAATTGCGAACGTATCAGCAGTGCCCGCCACAGCAGTCCCATTGAATCGAACTGTGAGCCCAGAATCACCAATCACTTGCTCAGGCAATCCAGCCTCTAAAACATAGAGCTGGTTATCTGATCGCTCCTCACGGACCTCCCATCCTGAAAGCGGCTCAAGTTGAAACTCCCATATCTTTATGTCGCCATTGAATGAGATCTGAAAATAATTAAAGATATTCTCTGAGGTAGAGCCACGAACCCCATAACTGTATTGCAACTCTGTAAAGGTGCTGGCTCCGGCTTGACGGTAGTAGATTTTGAAGAATGAATACCTTTCGACTTGAGTAGAAATAGTGTTAGACCTATACTCAGTTGTATAAAGAGATGCGCCTTCGTCTAGAATGTTGCCTTTGTAGTCTAAACAAGCTTTATTGTCGCAAAATTTGTTGTTTTTTAGTGTATTAAATGCCGCAATATTGTTCACCCTAATTCCAAGTCTTGAGCGGATTCCGATCTCAACTGCGCCGCATGGCCTAGATGTAGAGAATGAAGCAATTGCACATCGCATAATGTGGCCGTCAGTTGTTCCAGTATTGCGGCTCGGCCTAGAACTTGAGTCGTACCAATCATCACCATCAAGTTCAATATCTGCTTGATTATTGGTCTGTACAGCCCCTGTCCTTACAGTTTTAAAGGTTGCGTTGACACTCTGGGGCAACTCTGTATCAGCATTAGAGGCGAAGGGGTTGCCTGTCCTGGCAGTGCAAACCGCCAGCCCGCTACCGATTTTGTATAGCTCACCTATGACAATTGAATTGTCCCAACTCTTCTGCCTTCCAGCGATTGATGCTGCAATGTCTTCACATGTTTCAGCAAAAATATCTTTCAAGTTAATGTAAGAGACTAAAGTGTAGTAATTTGCAGTATCGTTAGCAGGCACCCTGCTCCACTGGTAAACTGCATTCAGCGGACTTGCGCTTGTAACTTTTTCTTCATTAAGAAGCCCTCCTTGAAGGCTTACGCCGTTTAGCGCGGTATAAGTAGCTCCGTCAGCAGTAAAAGTAAAAGTGCTCTCGCTTATGGAAAAATTCTCGTCAACGTTATCAGTAGAAAGCTCTATGAAGCTGTCTGAAGTAACTGTCATTTGGTGCGTCTGAATGACCGTGATGTCATCTTCAGGGTCATCGGCAATTAAATCATTGGTCAGCGTAACTTTAAATTTTGATGCTTTCAACAGCTGCAACTCTTGCAAACTCATGCTGCTGGTATTTAATTCCACTTTCACTGCAATTGCTGCAATGTCTTCCTCTCTTGCCGCTGAATTATCTAGATTATCACTATAAGCAACATAACCCCAATCGTTTACAGATCCTGGCGTTACGCCTGGCCCTTCGCTGATCTCTTTAATAGTTGCCGTGAATCTGTTTAGCAGTTGCTGTGCGAGGGCAGCAGTGCCGCTGGAAGAATTGGTGTTGTTTGTGTCATCGTATTTAAACTTTATTTTTCCATTTCCACCTGAACTAGTGTTCTCCACCTCTAAAGTTGTCCCTGTTGTGTCAACACTTAGCTCAACATCAATGTCCCAATCGCTGATCGTAAAAATATCCCGAATCGCCCTACTAAAAGATGTGTTTTTATCGCTGCTTGAGTAAAGGTTGTATACTGTTTGCCCGCCAATTGTGTCAATACCCTGTGAGGTGATCCCACTTCTTGAGCTGTAAACTACTTGTTGTTTACGCCTAACTGCCCACTTCGATTCGTCTGTTATGCACTTGACTTTCGTCTCACCGTCTTTCTTATAGGGAACTAGCTGCGGCCTGACAATAGGCTCAAAGGTTGGATTGGGTCGGTATGCAAAATCATTTCCACAGAATCCATAAAGTCCAAACGTTGTCTGGTTAGCTGGCTTTTCAGCTGCTGAAAAATCTGATGTGACACTGCTACCAACCTTGATTGCATAAACATTGCTTGAGCTTTCATTCCCAGGATCTTCACTAGCTTGCCTACCGTAAATGCGATCAGATGACTGAATGCGAGTAGTCAAGCCGCTGGCATAACGCCCATAAATGGTCATTCGGCTGCCTATGGAGTTTGCTGTTGTGCCGAAGTCGTAGCTAGTTAAAGTGTTACCACCAGAAGCAAAATTGCTAGGCTCAATAGCCGCTATTGGTCCCTCACCGACCAGAAAGATCGCCCGAAGCATTTGCGATCCACCAAGGCTATAAATTTGCGACCAGAGCAGCTGCGTATTGACTCGAACGCCACCATAGGCAATAGATGCAATCGTTTCTTTGTTTGTATAAACAAGCGGTATAACTGATCCTAAAGTTGAAATCTCTTGCGTTGAATTGAAACCGTATCTTGGTGCAAAGCGTTGGTTTTGTGTTGTTGTTTGGCCGCCGCTACTTGTTGCCCTTAGTTCAGGTGGTCTGCCCGGTTCATTCTGGTCAAATGAAGGCTTCGGTCTTAGCAGCGTCGAAACAACAACAGTGCCGACGCCAATCACTAAATTAACGATTGCAATCGCTAAAGCAACATCAAAAGTCCCCGCCACTACGGCAGGTTCAGGAGCTTCTGCGCTGCGCTTTCGTACCTCAGACTTAAACCAGGAATACTCCTCATCCGTTAGCCCCAGCATTGAGGCAAGATATTTATCAGACGGGAGTAAATTGCTCATTTCACAAATCGACGATACTGGGATTCTCGCATGGCTCGTGGTGGTAACCAACACACGCCACGCTTGTGATGGACAACTAGAACCCCGTTCTCTACTACGATACCGACGCCAAGACCGTTTGCGCCATTTTTAAACATGCAAACTGCATACTCTTCCATTTCTGGCAATACCTCTGTTGCTGCGTTCCATAGCGCCTGCAATTCTTCCCATTTACCAGCAGTTGCTAATTCCATCCACCGGTAATCAAATGGCGGGTGATAAACACCAACTGAATCCAATATCGCCCAGACCATGACCACACAATCAGCGCCCCGACCATGCTTCGGATGCTCCCCGAATACGTGAGGCAGGCCCACCCAGGGCTTCCAATCGATCATCAGCTAACTACCAGCGAACCAGATGTTGGTAACGCCCCAACAATTTCGGTATTCAAAACACGCCTTGGAACGTCTGACGCAACAGCATCCAGCGGTGACGTTAGTTTCAACAGCACCTTCTCTGTATCCATGTCGTAACTAGCGACACGCCATAGCTCAGATCGAATCAGTGCAACATCACTAAAGTTCGTCACATCGAGGCTGACAGTTTTCAAGTCCAATAACCAGCGGCTTTGAACGGCCTCGGCAAAAATGTTCACGCTGATTTCGTTAGTCGCAGCGCCTAGTACTGCTTCGGATCGGTCGCCGCCTTTACTGCCTGCACCAGTTGAAACAGCAAAGGGAAGAAAGCTGTACGTAACTCCGCCGTACGTCCTCGTTAAATTGACTGAAAAATTTTGATAGGCGTAAACGGTTGGTGTGGACGAGTCCTGCATAAACCGTGCATAGTTGACGAAGGCAAATGCGCTCATTAGCTAAGTCCTACCTTTTTTCTTGTTTTAACACTACCCTGCAGCGCCGAGAGTGTCAGTGATCTGCCGCGTTCAGCAGCTTGCGCCATGCCCTGACGATGCTGTTCCGCCGTAACGTATTCAACTCCATTGATGACCTGTGACTCAAAGCGTACATTGAGTGGTGCGGGATTACTGATCGCTTGCGCTGTTTCGCGTTCAGCTGCAACTATCGATGATTGTTCAGCATTACGAGTGAATGGCAAGCTCACTGTTTGCAATTGTTGGAAACTATTGCTGACACTTGAGTTACCACCACGTTGGAAACTGTTGCTGACACTTGAGTTACCACCACGCTGGAAACTATTACCGCTAGAAAATGCCATATCCGCAGAGCGGGTGTCACGCATCTGTGCTTCTAGGTCTTCGTTTGACGTGATATTGCCTTGCTGGAACGGAACAAAAAGCTCCGGCCCACGTTCGCCCACGATGTAAGGCATGTTTGCGCTGACTGGGCCGCCGTTGGCTCTAAACCCACCAAAATAACCGCCGCCAAAATCTCCGAGGGAGTTACCTGTAATGCTTGGTGCGCTGGGATTAAACCCAAGGCTACCACCGCCGCCACTTAAACCTGCAAAAACTCTGGCCAGCCCAATAGCGATATAAGTTGCAATCATCTTTGCAGCTTCCCTAAGCAGGATCTGCCCTATGTCTTTTAAAAAACTAGAAAAGACTTCTTGAGCTGTCTTTGTGCCTTCAACCAGACCCACAACGCCATCTGTGAGAGCGCTACCCACAGCATCTCCAATACTCTGTGAGACCCGAATTGCCAGCCCCTCGAGATCTTCAAGCTCCCGTTTGGCGTCCCCTATGAAATTGGCAATCTTGACGCCAGGCTCAAGCGCTGCTTGAGCACTAGCATCCACAGCAGCAGCTTGCTTTTCAGCAGCAGCGCGGATACCTGCCCGCTGTTCGGGAGTTGCTTGCTTCAACAAGCGGTTCATTTCCCGCCGAATTTCGAGCTTTTTAAGCTCGGCTTGAATCAGCTCGGGAGCGACTCCTTCAGCTCGTAAACTGTTACGCAATCTAAGGTTTTCGATTTCGCGCTCGATGTCCCTTACTTGTAACGCGCTCTGCTGAATGAAATTCGTGGCTTCTTCCAGGGCAAGCGCCTTGCGCTTCAGCTCGTTAATTTTCTCGAGATCGGCCTTATACACCTCACTCTGCTTCAGCACGGCATCCATCGCACGCTTGCGCTCGCTTTCACTTAACTGTTCGCGCTTAGCGATCCCTGCTTTGATCTCATCCAGCTCGCGGTTAGCAATTGCAATCTGAGCTATGTTCTCCGCTTCAAGAGCGGTGCGCGCTGGGGCGAAAGCAGCATCAGCGTTGGTTGAAACTGCGTCGTAAGTGAATTTGAGCTCTGCAAGCCGATCCTCGTACTGCTCAACTGCAACTTGTGGGAACGCTGCTTTGGCGATGCGCTCAAAGGCTTCCGCAGTCTGTGCTTCGGTGATTGCAACCTGCAACAAACGTACGCGGTCCATGGCGCTAGCCACGTTACGCACAGCTTCGGCGTAGCGTTGCGTAGTAGCAGCTGCATCAGGAAGCTCAGTTTTTGCAGTGGAAGCTGTCTGGTTTCCGCTAGCAGGAGCAGCTTGTCCCTCAAGTGGGCTAGCTGTCGATTCTATGCTCCCGTGAAGGAAAACATTGCCTGTTTTAAGCGAAGTAGCTTGGACGCCGCCCGCACCACCTGAAAAGGGCGTACCTACAGGTGTAGGGACGAGCGTGCCAGCAGGTACAGCAATGTCAATAGCACCACCACCAGAGCGCCTGCCGTGCACTTCCTGCTCTCGGGCCAGTGCTTTACGCAGCTCGGCCTCGTCAAACATGTTCTTAACATCGATCTTGGCATTGCTCAGCTGGATGTATTCAAGTCCCTGACCTTGCCAAGCCTTGATGATGGCGGTTGCCTCATCAATGACAGCCTGCTTATTGCCGGTTGGGCTTCGTATGTCAAGGTGGGGTCCGGTGCTACGCCCTGTGTTTCCAACCAGGAAACCAGCAGATACACCAGGGGCAGCGGGTGTAGTACCCCCGGCCGCCCGTTGCCGCGCATCGGCAGATTTTTGCTCATGATCCGCGGACTTTTTGCGAAGTTCTGCGATCTTCTTCTCAGTCTCGTAACGATAGTCGCTGATGCTTTTTTCTAAATTTGCGAGCTCAATCACAAGTGTCTTCTTGGCCGCCTCGATTTGAAGCTCTCCACGCTCTCGGGTGGCGATGTAGTTGTCGAGGGCTTCCAGAGCAGCACGAGAAGCACCTTCTTCTCCTTCGAGAAGCTTGGCGTTGGCCTTTTCGATCTGCTTGATGCGGATCGCGCCGGCGAGGCGGAAAATTTCGACTTCTTTTTGGGCTAAAGACTGGCGCTGTCCGAATAGGTCGTTGTCGTACTTGCGACGGAGCTCAAAAATCTCTTTCTCGAGATTGACGCGCTGGTTGGCCAGGAGCTTGACGTCCTTTTCACCCTGTTCGCGATCACGTTCAGCATCTACCCCTTTGAGCAGCTCTTCAATTGCGGCTTCTTCAGCTCCTAGTCGTTTCAGTTTTGCACGGGCGAGTTCCTCAAAACGCCCTAATTCGGAGCCAGATATGGCGGACAAGAACTCACCGAAACTCTGAATACCGGGCTTAAGCTCTTCCTTTACTTTTTTTATTTTATTGCGTACCTCTTCTAACTTATCTATATTGCGACTATAATTAGCATTGACAATAGCTAGCTCAAAATCACGAGCTGCTTTAGTGGCACTACTAGCTTCATCCCCCACATCTTTGTACGTGGTTTGCAAACGACGTAGCGCTTCAGCTGCTCGCTCGTTCGAGCGTTGATTTTCTTGTCCGCGTCGATAACGTCCAAAGAGGTCTATAAGGGCGGATAAGCCCACCTGAATGAGAGCTATCCAGCCCAGCGACTTAATAATAGATAGACCGGCGGCTTTAGCACTGGCTCCAAGGCCACGGAAGCTAGCAGCGGTTAGATTTAATTTAGTGCCTGCACCTACTGCTTGTTTACCAACAGTAACTAGTTCGACGCTTAATGCCTTAAGTGCAGCACCCACAGCTGGAATAATCGTAGCCGGGCCTACAAGTGCTGTAGCCAGTCCGGCAAGTAGAAGTATTAACTTACCTAGTGATACAATTACTGCTGCAATGGCAGCTACAAGTACACCTAACGTAGTACCTAAACCACCTACCGCAGGGATGACACTGCCAAAAATAAAACGAACGAATAGCGCTAACTGAGTTAGCGCGTCGAGCCCTACGCGCTTGAGGAGACCAAGAACAGCAGCAACCTCGGAGAAATACTGGACGATGGGGGTGTTGAGGAAGCGCGCATAGAGGTTGAATACGGTCGCAAGGCTCGGGGCCAACGCACCTACGACGCTGGCGATATTAGCGAGGGCGGACGCAAGCGCCTCAAAGGTGCCGACTTTGATCCTGACGAAAGCTTCAGCAATGTTTTTGAACGCATCAACAAGGATCAGCGCAGTAGGTTTTAAAGCCTCAATCGCCTGGGCCAGCGCACCAACAGTGCGTTGAGCGACTTCTTCAAGCTTGGTAAACCCACGTTGCGCTACATCGGCGGCTGCAGCAGCCGCTTTGCTCGGATCGCCGGAGCCTATACCTGTGCGGCCGGCAGTGAGTCCGACAACGAGGCGACCGGCAGTCCCAATAGTCTTTCCAGCCGCAGAAGCAATATCAAAAAGCTGCTTGCGAATGCCAAATAGCGATTCAAAAACAGCAGATAGGCCAGCAAGCAGAGGATCGAGTAACCCACGCCCGAAGTTCTGACCGATCAGCTCCCCGAGATCGGCGATGTTAGAGACAACACCTGAGAAGCCCTCGGCAGCGATCTTTTGCCCTGCTACGGCAGCGGCGAGACGCTCTTCAAGGAACTTTACTACTCCGCCAGAAGCTGTTTTTGCTTTTCTAATATCTTCGCTTCCAATACCTAGGGCTTTAGCTAGGTACGAATCCGGGCCGATGTCAGCACGAAGAATAGAACCAACTTCTTGACGAGCCTGATAAAGAGGAAGACCAAAAGTACCAAGTGCCGCAGCAAAACTAATCGCGAGATCTTCAGCTTCTTTTAGCCCGCCGCCAATCATGCCTATTTGCGAAGAGACAATACCGAAGACTTCAATAACCTCGTTGGAGGTCACGCCAGCCAGCGCGATAGATCGTTCTCGGATCGAATCAACATTTTTCTTTACTGCACCAGTCAGTGTGACAATTTTTTGGTACGGATCTGTGATTTCTTTACCGTTAGCAAATACTTTATTGGTAGATGCGAGTGTTGTTTGCGTTTTGAGAATAGTCTCGCGCAGCTTTATTTCACGACCGATTGTGTTGTTAAAAAAGCCGTTCCATGCAGACTGGAGAATGCCTACAGCTTCTTTTACTGCAAATGTAGCAAGACCTAATTTTGCGAGTACAGTAAGCAACGCGTTGCCTTTAGACGCGGCTAGCTGGAAGCTATTGGCAAGAATGTTGCCTGCTTTTGCAGATTCTTTTAAGTTAATACCTGTTTTAGCTGCTGCTGCGGAGCTCTTAGCTAGCTTTTCAAATTGTTCAACTTTGTCACTTAGACCTGGAACGTTTTTACTAATCCGGTAAAATGTTTTAATGTTGTTTGTTGCTGATTTTATATCACTGGTGACACTGCTTAGCCCTTTATTAAGCGAGCGTAAGTCGATATTAAGCTTGCGCTCTCTTGTGGCTTTATCCGCTACCTGCGCTACTTGATTTAGCTCACGTTGAGCAGCCTTAGTGTCAGCTATTACGTTGAGCCGGAAATCAGACACGAGACACTATGCGCTACTCGTATGTTACGCAGAATCGGAAGCGCTAGCTGCTAACGCGGCGTAGACATGCAAAGGAACCTGGCGTGTACGAACGAGCTCGGACAGAATGAACTTGGTGGGCGCATCGGGGCCATCGGCAGTAGCAGCCTCAGGCTTCCAATCAGGGAAGGGGAGAAACTCGCGGGGCTGGATCTTGGGTGCAGGTCGTTTAGACCCGGAAAACCCATGAGCAACCTGTATAAGCACACCGGTGAGGCGCGCTGCGGTCACGCTATGTGTATTGGCACGTGCACAGTCATGGTCGTCGATCTGCCGCAGCAGCCAGCGAATTGTGCTGATTGGAGTACGAAGAAAGCGCTCGGGGGTGAAATCACCTCCGATAGCAGAGGACCGAACTCGGAAATAGACCGCGTCCCAGTCCGCCAGTGGAGCCCGAAGCGTGTCCTCGGCATCCTTCAGTATTTGCTCGGGGCTTAACTCGGCTCTTCGGGCTCCGGGGCGTTTCCCTCCGACTTTGGCCAACCATCGCGCTCCCAGGTAACCAGCTCGAAGATCTTCTCCATTAAGCGTCCAGGAATCGCCTCGGTGTCGGCCTCAGTCCAGTCGGAGAGCTTTTGCCAATCCTTCGTACGAGTGCCTGGACTTCCGAGTAATTTTGCTTCGCCGCGATACTGCATGAAAAGCGTAACAAAAGCGATTTGCTGCTCTACTGCACCGACCGAATCACGCTGTAGCTCTTCAAGTTCGCTGGCATAATCGTACAGGAGCTCCTGATTCTCTTCATCAGAACTACCAAGAAGCTCAATTGCTTCTTTTGTTGTAATTTTCTTATCTTGTGCTATACGCTTAGCAAGTTTAAGCGAACGGAATGTCGATTTGGATTGTTTACGACCTATCGCTTCAATACCCTTAGCTTCACCCGGGACGAGGTCGTGATACACCGGAAACCGGAAAGGACCAATCTCGTGGTACTCCTCAGGTGAAAAGAGCAGAGACGCGTACTTAGACATGGACTAAAGGGAGATCGATGGACCACGACCTGAAAGGCTCGGGTTGATTAACGAGCTCGTCAGGCAATTCAACCATAACGCTAGCAGTTTCATACGCTAGGCGTATAGACTTGAATGGGATCAGGGGTTCCAGGAACAGGGCGCCGCAGTGCAATGCGTCGTCTTGTTCTTGGCAATTCACCGCATACACCATGTGGGCGGCGTCCATCAGAAGGTCGTGTTGCATCGGATTGCGTAAAAAAAAAAGCCCTGCAAAAGCAGGGCTAAAGGATTGGCTCCTCCTCAGTCTGACGGTTAAGCGGTCTTGAAGAGGCTTGTGAAACCTTCAAGTGAGAAAAGCACACCAGATGCAGAAGGGTTACCGCTGCCATCGAGGGCCTGCTTGATGGCTCCGTCTGCCACACGGAGGCGGTAGATGGTGTCAGCAGCCAGGTCGGCAGTGGGGTTGATAGTGACCACGTTGCCCCCGACACCGCCCAAGGTGACAGTGGCAGGTGCAAGGACGCCGGTGTCTGCAACCTCGAGGCGGAAGCCACCTCCATCGGTTTGGCCCAGGTTGAGCTGCGCGAGAGCAGTCGCACCGTCGCTGGTGTAAGTGACAGTGAGGTTGTCGCCCACAGCGATCGAGTCCGCGTTAGCTGCGGGAACCACGGCGTAGCGGCGATCACCGGAGCCGGCTGCAGTGAACAGCAAGCTGGACTGCACCCCACCAAAGGCGAGCTGCGTGGAGCCGGCGTCATAACGGCCAAATACTGGACGTCCTCGGGACATTAGGTCAAAGGACACCTCAGTGAGACCTTCGGCTGTGAGGTTTTCGTTGTAATTCATCACCACGGCGTTGAAGCCGGTGAAGTCATACATGTAGTTGCCGGACTCACCGTAAGCCTGACCGAGCTCCTTCAGAAACTCGACGTAGATCTCGAAATCCTTGTTGTAGCGGGCTTTTTCGATGAGGCTGAAACCTTCTTCGTAAGCACCGCGGAACTGGGGACAGTTCTGGCCGGCAGGGGTTTCTGTGTTCTTCAGGAAGTAGGCAGTCACAGATGCCTGCACCGTGGAACTGGTGATCAGCGAATCACCCCAGCCATCGTCACCCAGGAGACGGAACTCCTGGTTGTTGTCGTTGATGGCGAAGCTGGTGTTGCTCACACCTTGCATCTCGACGTATCTCGAGCCTGCGTCAAGGGAGGGCAGGGTAATCAGGCCGGCGGTGTCGCGCGTAGCGAAATAACGGCAGGGTGGGGTCAGGTCCACGGCGCGGACAAGGGTCCGGTGAGCCTTGTGGAAAGACAGCCCGATGGCATAATCAGCCATGGTTTGTACTCCTTAGGGGATCGGGGGGTTGAGAACGGGCCCAAGAATGGACACCGTCAAGGCCTCATAGGTGGCCTCAGTCCGGGGCGTGGGGGTAGCACGGTCCCGGGGGAAAACGCGAGCCAAACGTCTGCTGATGTCCAGCAGGGTGGTTGCCATACGTGTTCCCTTTTGCGTGCCATAGTTGGTAAAACGAATCGGCCAGCGCTCGAAGGACACAACGGCTCCGACAGAGCCGGGTGAAGTGATCTCAGGCATGTCCGAAATCGTGCACTCGATACCGGTGACTACCCAGTCAGAAGGCACCATGTAGGCCCCAACGACGTAAACCGCTGGGATACGGGTGCCGTTAGGCAGTGAGTAGTACCCCGGCCAGTCAGCCTCAGGACGCAAAGTGGTTCCGTCGCTCTCGTAAAGGTTCAGGATGTAGCGCTCGATTGTCGTGCGTACATCTCGGACCTGAGGGCATGCGGTGCTGACAGTCATTGCTGCTGCCTCCTTAATGCCTCTTGTACGAAACGCTGAAACTGTGCGGGGGCTTCCTCCAGAGGAACTTTCGTCCAAGGGCGCCCGGGGAACCGGAGCCCAGAAGTAGAGACTCCGCCCTCGTGGACTTGCGCGGCATACTCCACAGGCCAGGTGAACGTAATCGAGCCATCTGGATTGATGACGCGCGTCTGGCTGGCGCGGAGGCGGCCGGTGTCAACGATGTCCCGCACTTGTGGCGGGGTGGGGTAGTCCCACTTGGCGGCGGAAATCTCATCCGTGAAGCGGGTATCGAGCCAGCTAGCGAGCTGCTGCGTTGCCTGGGCAGCGGCAGCGCGAAGCTGGTTGTTGAGCGGACGCTTAGCCATTGTTCGGACCTCCGATTACACGAAATGTGCCTTGAATGGATTGCCGAATGTCCTGATAAGCAGCGTTATCCATATTGAGCTCAAAAACGAGCTCAAAACGGCCGTGATAGCCGTTAATGACGGCTTCAGCTTGACTGCCATTGGTAATCCGCGTGTCTAAACGCGCAGGACTTAATAACCGACCACTGCAGTTGTAACTAGAGTTGTCAGCACCTGACTGCCCATTCCAAGAAGGAGCTTGAAGGTTTAGAGATGCCAGGTATTCGACAGTCTCAGACGTTTGAATCGTGTTTCCGGTAGCTGGATCCACGCTGATCTGAGTCCCACCGACCTCGAAAGCCAGCTGAGCATTCCCCCAAGGGGCGTAGTTGGCGATAGTGGTGGCGGAAATAGCCATGGCTACAGCGCGAAGCCAGCTAAAGGCAATGTGTCTTTCAGCCGTTCATACTCCTGTCCATAAAGACTGGCGTTGAAACCGGTGCCTAAAGGTTGCCCTGATTGACTGCCGACCTGAAGGCCGACTTGCATCACTCGGGTGGAGAGACTATGGGCCGCCAGATAGCTGACAGCCTCGGTGTGGACTTCACCCCATTGCGTTTCTGGGGTGGCACGCCCCGCCTCTGCGATCGCTCCCTCGACAATGGCGAGAGTGAGCTCCCCGAACTCGGGGAACCGAGTCAGAAAATCGCTTGAGGTGGGGACAGCCATCAGCCCTTACCTTCCGAAATGGCCGCAACGCGCTTGTTAATCGCGTTGAGGACGCGGATGCGTTGCTCACCTCCCTCCCAGCGGCGGAGCTGGGTAACGTCGAAGCTGTCCTCCACAAGACTCATGGCCTGAGTTACAGGCATGTCGGCAAGGGAGTCAGTTTCAGCTGTGGAAGCTGCAGCTACCACAGCTGTTTCCTCGTCCTCGATGCGGAGTGCACCGAGTTTGAGCAGGGACTTGACGTAATCGTAGTTCTTGATTTTCTCCCAAATGGCTTCGGGGAAATCACGATTGACTCCAGACGTGACCTTGATGTTTGATGGCTGCCCCCTTTCTTCAATGAAAGAGAAGCCAATCGTGCACTCTTTGTCCATCGGAGGACTTTCGAGTTCAGGTCGATAAACGAGAATCATTACTACAGAGGTGAAAGAGCCAAAAAGCAAGCATCAGCTTACTGACCTTTATCAGGCCTTTTCGAGCACAAGCGTGCTCTTAGGGTAGTAGAGGGACATGCCACCGATGCGGGCGTGGGCTGCCACGGTGAACTCAAGCTCCTGCCGCGCAGGGGGGAAGAACTCGAGAGGCTGCGGAATGTGCAGCTGCAGCTTGTCAGGGCTGCGGTCGTAACAGATAATCCTGTCTTTCGACAGGAAACCACCGGACTTGGAAGCCTCGAGCTCGTTGATGGGCTCAATAGCGGTGATCATCGGGTTTGTACGCAGGAAGAACTCCATCACCGTGGTGTCGGAGGTGGTGCTGCGTGGGGTTGTAGAGATGACGCGATACACGTCGTAGGGCACCAACATCGTGTTGGGCATCTCCTTCATGTTGCTGTTCTGCACAAGACGAGTAGGAGTCTCGTTGAGCAGCTGCAGCATCTCATCGGTGGTGATGTCAGCAGTGTCGAACCAATGGTCCGGCACAAGCTTGTCCACCTGATCGTTGTTGAAGAAGCCCTTCATGCCTGAAGGAGCCTCGCCGAAATAGGCGATCTCTTGAACTTTCTCCTCGTAAGCACGCCGCACAGCGTTGGCGCGGCGTTGCTCGAGGTTCATGCCCGGCACCATGGCGGCGGCGCGGGTTTCCTGCACGGTGTAGGCGAAAGAGCCACCGAGGGAGCGGATCGGGTGCGTGACCTCCTTACGGAGCACGTCTGCCCGAGGCAGATCCTTGGCTTTGTCGCCAATCACCTTCATCGAGCCTTGCTTGTCGAAGACGCGATAGGTGTAGGAATCAGCGCCATTGCCCACCTCGGATGAGACGGGGATGATCGCGCTGTATTTGATGTCGGCGTACTCAACCTCGAAGGTGCGAGCCAGGATGGTTTCCAGTTCGCGGGCGAGAAAGAGACCGACCTCGTCATTACGTATTTCTGAGGTCATTGGAGGGGCTCCGTGATCAAGTGTCGGCGGTGAAAGTTACCCCGGGGATGTCAATCTCCAGGAGTACCAGACCTGCGCCACTGGTTTCAGATAGCCAACGAGCTCCGCCAGTGAGAGCGAAGGTCTTGGCGGCTACAGCAGTGGTTGCAAAGCGGCCCACATAAGCACCCGATACAGTGCTGTTGTGGTCTACGCCGTAGAAGCGCACTGCATCACCGAGGGCGATAGCTTCGGTGGCGTACACCCAGACAACACCTTTGGAAAGGACGTTGACGGTCTGGGTGTCGGGGTAGCCGATACGGGAGGAACCATCAGCGATGATGTTGGTGGGGTTCGGGGTGTAAGAGGAAGAACCGCTCACGCCCTCGAAGGTCATGCCGTCAATGGCAAGGCCCACAACGCCGGTGCCGCTGGTGGCCAGGGCGACCGCGAACGGATCGTTCGAGGTGGGGGTGTTGTCGGTGGCAACCAGGGAGCCGAAAGGAATAGCGGCACCAGACTGGTTGTAGTAGCTGCGGGACACATAAGCCTGCAGATCAGCAATCATGCCTTCGTGACCAGCGGTCAACTCGAGCGGATAGCTGCCTTGAGCACCAGAAGGACTGGTGACAGTGGTAGGGGTGAAAGTTACGGCCATTGAAGGGACTCCTTACTTGGTGGCGGTGAGGGGACGTTTCCAAGCCTCAGCCTGCTTGGCCTGGTAGGCAGAAACAGGGCTGGTGGCACCGCGACCGGCACCTTTCAGTGCGTCACGAAGAGCGTTGGTGCTGTCTTCGCGGTCAGCGGAGTCCTGATTGATGGTTTCGCTCTCGGAGTCCTCTTCCTCCTCGTCGACTTCCTCTTCAGAATCAACGCGAGCAGCGAGGATGCCTTCGACCACACCTTGGATGTAGGCGGGCTCGGCGTCTTCGCGAGGTGCGGAACCGGTCAGGTTCTCGTAAGCCTGGGTGTAGAGCGTGGCGTCGTCGATGCCGTCGAACTTGAAGTCCTCGGCAAAAGCAGGTGCCAAATGCTGCAGGGTATCCAGGCGCTGCGCGACGAGCTGGTCGAGCTCGGCGGTATCGATGCGCGGGGTGTCGGAAGACTCGAGCTCTTCTTCAAGAGCGTCGGCACGACCTTCGGCGGCTTCTTTTTCGAGGGCCAGGGAATCGAAGTCGGCCTGCAGAGAATCAAGCTTGTTGGAAAGCTCATCTCGCTCGGTGGCGAGAGCCTCCAGCTGGCGCCCCATGTCCCGGGAGTAGGACTGGACCGCACTAGCTGTTTCTGCGGGCAAATCGATCTCCAGGCCGTCGAGTTTGACGGTTGCCATAACGGGAGATGCAGTTGAACTGGACTGGGGCGCCATTTCTTGCTCGGCCGGGCTGGCTACAGCATCGGCTGCATCCATACGATCAAGCAAGAGTCGAACCTCCGGGCCAGCCCGGCCGCGGGGGACGATGGCGATGTGGTTCACACGGATGTTGCGCTGAACGCCGGCGTACTCTTCGCCCTCGGGAGTAACTCCGGGGGTTGGGTCGAAATCGACCTTGTAACCGGCGGATACCTCGCTGGCATCATTTCTCTTGATCTTTTCGATTGCATCGTCGTCTGTGACAACGAGCGCAACTTCTACAAAACCATCGTTGTACCTAACTTGACTACCGGAATAGCCAGTTTGGAACTTCTTAGTGTTTAGAGAATCGAGAAGAACAGGAGGGTGACCCCACGTTACGGGTTTCATCCCGAACGTAGATAAAGAATCCGGGTTACTGACCTCTTCAGGAGGTCGGTACTCGCGGACCTGGGAACCATCAGCACGACGATATAGCTGCGTGCCTGCACGGGCGGCGCGGCACCACACTCGGAGATAACCCTCCGATGTGGTCTCGCTTCCCGTTATGGGCGCAAAATCATATCGGGTTACTGATGTTTCCATGCGTTAAATCTTACCTGTTACTGTCAAATTTGGTAGCTTTATACGAAGAACGGCTATCGCAGTTGGCAATTCACAGGCAGTTGACGCTGTGCCGGCGCATCCGAGCGCTGCGGGAATATAATAAGTTCACGCAGGCGGAAATTGCAGAAAGACTGGGTGTTAGTCAGGCTGCGTATTCGCGGTTGGAAAAGGGGGAGATAGAGATTTCGATTATGAAGCTAATAGCATTGAGTGAAATTTACGATATTAGGTTGCAGGAGTTGGTTAAAGGTATCTAGCTAGAGCTTGGATGGCGGTGTGTCGGAGCCGGTGAAAGCACCAAGCGGTCGGTCAATGGGGATTCCAGCTTGTGCCCCCGTGCCTAGCCACTGCAACTTCCGTGCTTAAGGCTGCACCGACCAGGGACTGCATATGTCATGTAGTCACCGCTTCTTACGATTAGGTAGGATCAGGTCCATGATTCCCAAACAAGAGTCGTCACTCACCTCCGGGGAAAGGACGGTCGTATGCCGTAATTTCAGCAGGCCGTGAAGCAGCAAGTAGTTCCATGCTCACTAACAACGCAAGACCATCAGCAACACGTTGATCGTCAAGTGCAACTTTCTCAGCTGCTGTTAGTTCATCAAGTAATGCTTTGACTGCATTAGCTGCTGCGTTCTGCGCTTCAGAAGCTGCAAGAACATCTGCATATTCAGCTGGTGTGAATCGAGCAAAGAATCCTGCACTGGTAACAACACCGTAGCTGTTGGCATCGGCAAAGCGATGACCTTCTGTGGTTAGGAGTCGTTCAGCGTAGGCTTCTGGTGACATGCCAGCAGAATTGGCGGCAAAAATCAACCCGTCAATAGCGCGGGTGTTGGTCAGTGTGACAGAAAGCGTATTCATGGCTAAATCGGAAGAGGAATTTGAAGAGGATGTCATCAGCCGATCCTCCAGTCAGTGCCGTCCGAATAGACAGGCGTAAAATTGCTGCCTCCACCTGCTACAACATCACCGTGATGACTGGCCAGTGTATTCGTGGCGTCAGTCACAAAGGCTTTAGTGCCTGCACCAACAGTTGCGGCTGCAGTTAATGCACCAACAGTTGTAGGGATAAGTTTTAGATAGCCAGTGCCAGCGGAACCGTCGGTTACTTTGACGACACCTGCGGAGTCACGGGCTAAACCAGTGTCGGGAGTACCGTTTGCTCCGGTAGTTGACGAAAACGAGTACGCGTAAGCAGACCCGACCGCAAAACCATCGCCCGCCAGCGCACGGGATCCAGCAGCTGTTGTTGATGCAAAATAGGTAGTGCAGTCTGCAAAAATTTGAGAAACACTGCCATCTATAGTTAGACCGTTGGTGCCACCTAGTGTTACTCGATCTGTTCCACCTGTTTGAATTGTCAGACCACGCGCAGTACCGGTACCATCATTTTCAGTGCCGATTTTGAAAACATTAGTATCCCACTTCAGGAATCCACGCTCGTAATTACTGGCGTCGGTGTAGGTGTTTACAACGTAAAACTTGCCTGGCCCACCAGCCCTATCATCTAGCTGAAGGGTTCCAGCATCAATTGCCTTTAATTGAACATCAGCAGCAAAGCCCACTGACTGAAATGTAATTTTATTTGTCGTATACTCAATGGCTTTACCCCCGTCTAAAATGCATGATCCTAAAACGCCAACGCCTTGTGGCCAAGATAGCTCACCGTTCTCATTACATGAAAGTACAGTTCGATTGTAAAGCGTGGCGACAAGACTGAAGCTCCTAAAACTTATGCTGCTGGCTGCTGCCGTAGGCAATGCTATTTCATTGTTAGAGGAAATGAATTTAAATTTACTCGTCCCACCAACCTGCAAATCCAGCAGGTTGCTATCGGCAGCACTTGCAGTATCAGTTACATTTAGCTTTAGCCCAGTGAATGTTGTGGCTGCATTATTCCATGTCTGACTAAGATTGATGATTGGCGCATCTGTCGTAACGGTTTTGCCGCCAACGGTTAAGGCGCCTGCAGTGTCGTTATAAGCTAGACCGCTGTCGCCAGCGAAGCTGCCGCCGTCATTAAATTGAACCTGGGTGTCCGCACCACCAGGAGTGGCAGCGCCGCCGCCTGCTCCTACCTCAACAAGATCGAGGTTTCCAGTGAACGGGTTGAACTTGAAGGCCATGACTCAGCTCTTGGTGACGGAAGTCAGGTTGTTACCGCCGTCGTAGCCGAGGGTCAGTGTTGCGACGGTGGTGCCGCCGCTGCCACCGGACTTGTACACCACACCGGTGAGGTTGCTGCCGGTGTAGCTCATATCGATATAGTCGTGCACCGGTATATCGAGACCGGCCAGGGAAGCTGGGTAAATGACCTCGTAGCGGTCACCGTCTACAACACGCTGGCCCATGGGTACGAGGGGTTGTTTTCCTCAGACTACCCAAATCAGAGGGGTGTGCCGAAAGGCCGAGAACTTTCCCGGCGTCAGGCCGTCGCGGCGGGAGACTTTGCCGCTACAGCGCCACTTCGCTCTCGAGAGGCAGAGCGGGGTGTTGCGGTCCTTTCCTGAGCAGTCCTTACCGTGGGACTTCATGTCGCCAAAGCTGCGGGCGCAGTAGCGGTCGCCTTTGTCAGTGCCTGGGGCGATCTTGTACCCCTTGGCGCCGTAACGGACAATGCGAGTGCGGCCGGTCTTGGGGTTGCGGACCTTTTTGCTGTACTTTTTGCCGTCCTCGGTATCGAAACCAGCTGCCCAGGTGTCGGTTTTGGAGCTCACCATCACCGGAGCGCCGCTGCGCTCCTTGCGGGGATCCTCGCGCCGCTTGCGGGACACCAGGCGGCGGCGTTCGGCGGGGGAAAGCGACATGGCCTTGGCGGCCGGTAGGCATTTAGGCTTACCTTCACCCTTGGAGCGGTCACCGCAAGGGCCCAGGATCCGGCCGCTGCTGCTCATGCGGACCCATTTCTCTTTGAACCACTTGTCCAAGCCGTCATTGCGGAACTTGCCACCGCGCTTTTTGTACTCGCGCACCATCCAGGCGTTGGCGTACGCACTCGGGTAAATCTTGAATTTGCGCTTGGCGGCGGCTTTGACTTCTGCGTGCAGTTCTTTGTTGACGAAGCCAGTCTTACCCGGCGCGTCTTGACGCAAAGAAGCAGGAGTCAAAGTCATGGTCAGATGGCGAGAGCGTCGGGTTCGGGGGCAAAACCGGCGGCGTACATGGAGTCACGCTTACGGGTTTCTAGCGAGCTTGCTACAACTGCTCCAGCAGCTAAAGCACCACCAAGAACACGAGCTCCTGTTTGCAGTCGGCGATTAAACAGTTCGCGGCGAGCTAATGAACTTAAAGCTTGGTTTTGTGGGTCTTTACTGTTTTTATTTCCTTTAATAGCAGTTTTTAGAGCGCTGCTTTTTACTCTTGTTAAAATTTGTTTTGTGGTTCTTCTCGTCTGTGTGCCACGTGTTTGCAACAGCAAAGCTGTTTGCTTTTTAGAAGTTTTAAGCGGTTGACCTGTTCTTGCAGCTTTAGCAATTAAATTACGCTCCATCTGACGGATTTCTTTGTTTGTAGGCTTCTTCGGCTTTACTTTGATAGCGGGCCCTTTAGTGCACTTCTCACCCTCAGAAATAGCGCCTTTACCGCACTTCAAGTCGTTGCGGGCTTCAGCAGCGTCCAACCGAGCTCGGGTGTAGGTCGCGCTGCGGTCTTGGATACCCAGCTCACAAGCGGTCAGGTACTCCTGCGGAGTGAGCGAATCGCTGCGCTTACGCATAGATCCGCAGCTGCCATCGCACTTGCGGCCTTTCTTCTTACCGCAGCCGCACTCGGCATCCATGGGCTTCTTGCCGTACATGCCGCCATCCATGGGCTTCTTCATGCCGTAACCGTCGGCCGCCGGCTTGCGTCGTTTACGGGAGTGGCCAGGCATCATGCCCATGTCCATCTCCTCTTCCTCAGCAGGTTTACTACCGCGGGAGCGCTTGGCCATCGCCGTGCCCTCGCGGATGCCCTTCTCGTAGGCTTCTGACTTAGCGCGGCGGGCGGTGGCAGGCATGATAATGGGCCTGGAGTGTGCTTCTCCCAGAATAGCCAATTTGTGCTACTGCGTATCAAAGGGTTGCGGGGCTACCTGTTCAAATACTGCTGCTCTGTTGAGATCAGCGGGGCCTACAGTTGCCACTTTCGACACTTCTTCACGGTGGCGTCGAGGTAATGCGGCGTAGGTGTCATCAATTGCTGCGATCTCGGGATCCCAGGGAGCTAGGTAACACCGACACCTCGGATGGCAAGGAGCTTGTGCATTAACACGCTTATAAATGCGCCCAGCGCGGGCGTTACAGATAGGACAGGTCCGATCATCGCTAGTGGCATACCACATCACTAGATCAATGCCGTTAGCTGCGTAGTACTGATTGCTGGCGTTGTTGTAAGCACGAAGTGACTCTGTGCGTGCAATAACATCCGCTCGGGATTTGACCACACCAAGGCGGAGGCGCAAATCATTCGTAATGACATCAGTGGGGCGACCTTCCGCTACACCCTGAGCAACAAGCTCAGTAGCAGTCTCAGCAAAGGTTTCGCCGTGCCGGCGTAGGTAGCCCTTTGACTGTGCGGCAGCGGCAACCGTCGCCTCGATAGGAATAGAAACGCCAATGCGCCGGCGTGAAGGTGTGAGCTCTCGCATCGAGTCGCGCGCCACCCCAATTCCCTTTTGTTGAGAACTGCGAAGCAGCCCACGTAGGACTCGGTCGTAGGCATCTGTGCGCTGTGGGTTGAACGCAGGTACAAGTTGGCGGAACTCTTGCAGGAGAGCCATGTTTCGGTCAGCAGCTGGCTTACCACTGCGAATCTGGATACGGGTACGACGGATTAAACGATTGAAGCTGTTGTCGAGAATTCGATTGAGCTGCAAAATTGTTACGTCCTCAGAGAGGCGGAGGGCTTTGTTGTAGCGCTCAAAGAGTTGCATTAGGTTTCAACTTTGTATGCTGCGGATCTGCAGTGTCAGCGCGAACACCTCGAATGAGTTTAGCGACATAGTCAGCTTGCTCATCTGGGATTTCAGTAAGTTTTCCTAGGTTTTTAAGAGCCCACATATTGCCACCGCGAACGCCCCTTAATTCTTTAAACCCAAACTTTCTGTAAATAGCATTACGCTTGTTACCTAAACCATCGTATTTATATGGGTTGTTGAATAAAACTGCATTTTCAGGCATTTCGTTGAGTTGCGCTTTAAACATAGATTTAACTTGTTTTGCGACACCTAATCCCTGCGCTCTGCTCAGCCCTACTTTTTGATCAAAACTTAGATCTGTCTGAAACGCGATACCGAATTTGTCAAAAGAGCCTGCTTTACCACTGGGCGTAGAGACAAATGTAACAAGTGTGTCATCAATCGCACCCACACTCATGACATGTCCTGTTCGAGGATTTTTAAACGTACTAAAATTATTAACCGTATCTACTTTTGTCAGATTGAACCCTTGAGCATCAGCAGCTACAACAGCCAAACCTACTTTGGCTTTGCCTAGCAGTTTATTAGCCGGTCCTTGATATTTTTCAGGGAGCTTACTAATCGTATCTCTAACTTTTTTAGAAGACATCTTCTGAATACCGTTGTTAATATGCTTTGCTGTACTTTTGTACAAAGGTATATTCTGCCTATTTTTAAAAGTTGCTTTGCCACCTACAACAGCAGCCCCTGCAATAGCCGCAGCTCCTGCCGCAAGCGCTAACTTCTTACCACGGCTGCTGGACTTAGAAGATTTGCTTTCAGAAGCAGACGTTCCGCTTGCAGTTTTTTTACACTCATGGGCCTTCGGAATATGCGAAGCTCCACAGGGCTTTCCCCGCAAGTCCTCTCTTACAGCTAGATACGCGTCAATCCTCGCTTGTTGAAGCTCATCCTTCCGCATACGCTTAAGCGCAGCCTCGGCAGCTTCACGCGTGGCATACCTAGGTGTCCCATCCTTGTTCTTCTGCCGCATTAAGTCAGCGATGCGCTGAGCATTCGAGCGTCGCCGCGCGGGTCTGTCTGGGCGCTCAGGTGAAGGTGTGCTTGCACGGACTCGGGATGCAGAGCCCCGCAAAGTGGTTAAACGCTCAAAGCCGTTGCTCCTCAAATAGTCAGCCGCGGGAGCTGTATTGCTGAAGCTGCGCCCTGAGAGCTCGGATGCTGCGAGCCGGATCTCTCGATCTGTGGCTGTGAACGTAGGGTTACTGACGACCTTAGTGGAGTAATACTCCTTGGCTATCAGATCACTAAGGCCTTGACCCATCTTGTTTCCAACTGCTTCAGGCTTGTTCAAGCTCTTGGCTAAATAGCGCGACTGTCCAATACGTGCACTATTCAACAAATCGCTGTAGCCAGCTTTGCGTGCCTCAGCTGAAAGAGCAGCACCTACAGGTTGACGAACTTCATCAGCGATTCGCCAAAAATACTGATCGAAACCAGCGCGAGTATCTCTGTAAATCGTGTCTGCGAGCTGCTTACGGCTGACTGCAGTCGAGCCTCCTCGGGGAGCATCTCCGATAATTTGGTCGAGGTTACTGACTGCACGTTCTCGTACGTCATCAGGGAAGTTAGCTGTGCTAGGCCCTACAACCCTGTTTAAAAAAGCATTGCGAGAATTCGCATCTTTAAGATTTACACCTTCTTGTCGTGCTAACGCTTGTAAGTTGCGCGCTTCACGGTTTAGCGCAGTAGCGACAGAACGTCGTACAATTGTAGCATCATCACCTTTTTTAAGTTTAAAGCCAAACTGGCGAGATAAATACTCATTTGTAGCGGGCCCGGAAAAGGTACTCCTGTCACCTGCACCCCCCGCATTAGTACGAGTAGCTCCCCAAAAAGTTTCTAGGTTTTTCTGCCTCCATGTAGAGGCATTCATATCTAACGCTTTAGCTTCAATATCTAAGGCTTTAATCTTATTCTCTAGTACTTTTGCGTTTCCGTACTCTGTAGCACGACGTTCTAGTTGAGTAGGCGTACGAAGTACGGCACCTCGCATAGCCTCAGGGCCTCTAGCTGCTTCTCCTGTTGCTCTAGCCACTGCCTCACCAGCAGCAGCTCGGCCAGCAGCACGCCTCTCAGCCCGCCGACCTTCGATCCCAGGAGTGGTATCAAGCACACGGTTAATCCCAGCCGCTACCGCGTCATCAATCTGGCGGCCCACTCCATCTCGATAAAAGGGTGCCCTCTTCAGCTGGTTGTGGCTGAATAAACCAAAGCCAACAACTGCGAGGCCAACTGTGATGCCCCCAGCGCGGCGTTCAAGATTCGCCTGCAGTTTCTTCTTGCGCTGGATGTCACCAGGAGTGGCCTTCACAACCCCGCGAACGATGGCACGCTTACCACCTTCGATCTCAGAAAAGCTCCCTTTACGCACACCTTTAAAGATACGCTTAACACCACGCTCAATGTTGGCCAAGCCACTAACAGGATCTGTACGAACTGCCCTCAGATGTGAATCCGGGCCTTTACCCTTCAGTCGGCAATCCCAATTAGGAGGAATGCACCGGCCACCGCACTTCACATTAGGTGGGGTGCACGTCACCCGGCGTCTAGTCTTCCCCGTGCGGCTCCGAGCAGAGTCCATCCGGGACTTGCTTTCCAGGTACGCCGCGGTGCGAAAGCCCTGGGGTGTGATGTTTGGTTGTGTCATTGATCAGTACCCCTCGTTGTAAGCCCGGAAAGCGTCAGCCTCGGTATCGGGCACCTGTGAAAGCCCTACTACATTCTGCCCGGGAAACAGTTTCTGCACCGCAGCCCTTGCAGCGCGGAGTGCGTTGAACCCTGTGGTGTAGGGGCCGTCCGTAATAGCACTATCAAGGCTGAAGCGCGCTCGGTAGAGCTTCCGCGCTCGGGTGCGGTGAGGTCCAATAATCAGAATGGGAGCTGCGGAGCTGCTATCGATGCGTTGCCCATCAGGGCCGACCATAGGGCCCGCGACGACGTCATCAACACGATGGGTGATACGGATGCGGAGTCCTTCAGCAGAATCGAAGTGCGCGTCCCCGCGGTTGGGCGGCAAGATGCCTTGCTCCCCAGCCTCGGGGGCTGTCGGCTGCTCATCCGGCTGCTCAGCCACAGCTTCAGGTGGCTGTGCTGCTTGCTGCTGGGCTTGATAGCCGGCCATCTGCGATTGGAATTGAGCGTCCGCAGACACGGCGAGCTGCTCGGTGATCACTTCATTGAGTTTTGTATCGATGCTGAACCCCGTGCCGCCGAAGCGGGACTCACGGACCTCCAGAGCGTTGAGCACACCGTATTGCAGGTACTGAATGTCGGAAGCTGCCGTGAGCTGTTTCAGCTCGGCCTTCTCCTTATCGGTCTGCGTAAAGACCGAGGGAAACTGGACCGACCAGGACTCGGGGACACGGCCTCGGGTTGGTCCTTCGCGCGAAGCCAGGATGTAATTGAAGACCTCTGTGATAGGCGTGCGGCAGTAAACCTCTTGCCACTGCTCCACTAGTGAAGCCCACATGCGCTCCTCAAAGCGGCCTTCCTTACCCAGACCGCCAGGGCTGTCGCCCATCAGGATGGAGGCCGGCCAACCCGTAGAAGCTTGCAGATCCTTCACGAAGGGGTCCGTAGCCGTAGCGATATTGCTCAGTGCTCGGTTGAGGAAGTTCAACTCCTCTTCGGTGTCCACCACCATGCCGCCATAGACGCTACGGCTGAGGCTGTTGGCCTCCAGACGCTTACGCAGATCGCTCTCGTTGCCGGAGGCGATACGGTTGAAAAGCCCGGGGATCTTGTGCACGAACAGATCGGCATCCGACGTCATGGCCTCGAGGCCCGACATCGCGGTCTCATAGCGTTTGAATGACTCCCAGATCAGCTGCAGCACAGACTGACCCCATCCTGTGTTACGGGAGCGCAGGTTCCATGGCAGATACAGACCGTCGAAGCGGGCTACGCGAGAGCTGTGCACGCGAAGATTGACGTAGCCGCTGGTCTGCTCTGGCGTGATGCGCTGACTGGTGGTGATCCGGTAGTGCGAAGGACGGGAGTAGTCCGTAATGGAGAAGTCCTCGGGGATCAGTTCGTGCCGCGAAAGGGGGATGTACCCACGCACTCCGCGGATGCGCTTGACCTTGACCGGGTCTGCAGGCTGCTCTCCGTCATCAATGAGCAGGACCAGGCCGGCGCCCCCATAAAGGCGCTGCAGCTTAATGACCTCAGAAAGCGCAAAGTGAAACTGTGTTGTCTGGAGATATTGATTAAACGAGGTGAGCATGGCAGCACTGTCGCTCGCTGCGTCTCCACCTAAAGCAATTGTGGGTACATGACGCAGGATCTCATCGCCGATGGCATCGACGTAGCGACGTGGGATGCCACTGGTGTATAAAGATTCGAGTTCAGCTTCAGTAAGAAGCGCGTTAAAACGTACTTTTGTAGCAACTGTTTTGTCTTTCTTAGCTACGCCTAAACCTGTAAGTGTGTTAATTAACGCACCATCATTCCGGTAGTCTTCTGATGTTTGCGTGGCCATGGAATGAAGGGCTCAAGGGAGCTGTGCTAATCCTAGCGCTACTGTTACCAGATACAGATTGCTCTGGTAACTGACTCGATTATCTGGTAACACGCAGCTGTATCTGGTAATGTAGATTGGTATCTGGTAACTGACTGCTGGGTTTGTACTACGGTTCAGACAGTTAAACTGAGTAAGCCACCCAAAAAGGAATGGTTGACCATCAAATCGATGGGTCGAGTCTCCTAACCAAGCGGCAAGCCAAACAGCAATTTCGCGAAGGGATCCTCAGTAGCTGGGGATCCCTTTGTGCTTATTGCGGCCGCCCAGGAGACACGCTAGATCATGTGCGCCCTCGGAGTCGAGGTGGGTCTACTGACAGATGCAACCTTGTGTGCTGTTGCGCCTGCTGCAACCAAGCAAAAGGGAGCGAAAACGACTGGCGCCATTGGTTCAGGCAACAGAAATGGTGGTCCCCTTATAGAGAACACGCAATTCAGGTTTGGTTAAATACAGAGACTCAAGACTGGGCTACGGTCTGAGCCTCCACCGATACGTACCGCTGCCGACGCTCTCGGTTATACGAATATACGCGACCATGGGACTTAAAGACGGATCCCCCGCAACATTCTAAATGTTGTCGAAGAAACTTGCTGTAACTGGAGTGTCTGGAATTAAAGAGCAAGCAAACGCCAGCGCCATCACAGTGTCGTCGTGCGCTCCGTTAGCAGCTTGCCGGGCACCGTTCTCCTGCTGTTGAAATGCTCGTAGCTCGTCTGCGATAATGCCCGAAGGAAAGATCAACTCATCCCGCTCGAGAATATAAAGAATTCGATCTGTGGCTACGGTTTTGGACGACCTGCTCGTGTTGAAAGTCTCAATGGCGTAATTAGGTAATATGTTCTGCAATGCCTCAGCTATAACAGCACCCATCGCTTGTTTTTCAACAATTACACGCTGAGGCATGTAGTCCTTTATTAGCTCACTTACATGCTTCAAGCTGTAATCAGTACTCTTGCCGTTCTCTCGATACATACCAACGATCTCGTAGGGCGTGGAAGTTATGTCCATCACCATTGCTACGAAATAGTCGTTCCCGCCGGCATTGGGATCAATTCCTATGACATAACTACGGTTAATCGATCCACACTCACGCCAGTGACCCCTCGCGGCTTTATTGATCAGCTCATTGGGGTAGATCTGGGTATCAGTGGCCCCAAACTGAAGCTCGTACTCGGAGTTCCATGCCGCCATGGTCATGCGGCGAGACTCACGAGTCTTACGCGCCCAGTCGGGGTCGGCACCGTAGATCGGGTGCTGCGAGTAGTGGATGGCGACTTTGTTCCAGTTGCCTTCGTCGGTGTGCCAGAGCTGGCCAAACCAGTCTTGTTCGGTGTCGGGCGTGGAGACCACGATCACCTTGGCGGCGTCACCCACCATGGAGAGTGTGGGCATGGCGCCGCGGTAGATCTCTGCAGCGCCCTCAAGATAGGCAGCCTCGTCCATGAACAGAACGGAGCAGCTCGGGATGCCCCGGGCAGCTCGGGGTGAGGCCGGCAGGAAGTACAGCGTACCCCGGCCTTCAAACGCCAGCTGCGTAGTGCTATCAGTGAGGTAGCGAATGGTCTCGCCCCGCAGGCTGTTCGCCATCGCACGCACACGCCGGCCGAGCTCGGAGGCGTCCTGCTGCGTCTTGCTGAAGATTACCGCAGCGAAGCCTCGTTCTGTCAACGCGCGGTCAAGCAGGTAATTGCAGACGGTCTCGGAAACACCGGTCTGGCGTGATTTGTTGACCAGCGTGTTGGGGTTGGCGTTGATCGACCGGACCAGCTCTTCCTGGTACGGGTACGGGTCAAAAGGTGCCACCGTCCCACTTGTGCGGATCCAGGTGCGACGTGCGAAGTCAGTCCAGTGTTCGACTGTGGGCAACGTGGAGGCTATACCGGACTCGTAATTGGCAGCTCGCGCTTTGCGTCGCTCCAATTCTGTCTGCAACCGTTCGACGCGCTTGCGGAGGGCAGAAACGGAAACCATCAGATGTCAATGACGTCGTCGGTCTCGGGAGCAGGCTCGATCTCGTCGGGGTCGTTGTACGCCGTGAGGCGAAGCAGCTGGCGCTCCAGATCTTGGATCTGACGCTCGAGGATCCGACGTTCCTGATAAGCCTGTGCTCCACTCATCAGGGTCCGGGCCGCTGCGATGCGATCGGCTGCCCGGGCGTTTTCGTCGTTAATGATGGCGTCCAGCACGTTGATGGCATCAGGAATCGTGCTGATGTTCATGCCGCCGGTCTCAGAAAGCATGTCTTGCTGAATGCGTGAGATGGCCTGCTGCACTGGGGTGCGCTGACGCCAGGTGTAGATCGATTTCTCACTGACACCGATCTTGCGAGCTGTCTCGCGGATGGTGGTGCCCCGAGCAAGGTAGTTGGCGGCGATGCGTTGCCGTTCATTCAGACCGTCGGGGCCATAGACACGGTCTACCACGAAGCTCCTATTGTGTTCAGACAGGTTCAGACTAACAGGTAAGAGTACGGATTATTATGAAGTAGGCAACATCTAATCCAGGTAGATCTCTGCTTGATGCAGGTTGGTGGAATAGCGGCACATACCGACAGCGCAGCTTCATGCTCTGTCTGTGTCAGAAGTGTTCATAGATTGTGCTAAGTTCTGTTTTCAACCCAATCAACAGGAGGAGTCTTGTCCTGATGCGATGGGGGAACGCATGAACTAAGCCACGCAGGCGCGAGAGCCGGTGGCATCCCCTCTTGAGGCGGCGTGATTCTTTTGTCATGGTGCTAGACGGGCCTTACCCCAGCGATTTTTTGTGTACCAGTCGTGCACTGGTGGGATCCACTCTGCGAAATGAGGCATCATCAACTGACACAGCTGATGAATCTCTATCTGTGCATCAGCCTTGCCCCGCAGGTCAAGAAAGTGCATGAGGCTGCGAAGGTTAAATGTCACGACAAAGTGTTGACGGTAATCGAAAGGCAGCACTCCTCTAGCGTGTTCCTCCGAAATACCCGCATCCAAAGCTTGCTTATAGCGCCGAGCAGAATCCTCGCAGTGCTGCAGATCCTTAGCTCGTAGTCGCTCGTCGTATGTGTATCGCTTGCCTTGGCGGTTGGTGTAATTACCAACAGGTCGCAGGTAAAAGGCTTCCTCGACATCGACAATGCCCTCAGCCACAGCAGCAATGCGCTGGCCGGTGTAGCGCATTGATTGCACGTCCCAGCTTGTGCCGACCCTGTGAGTTCGAGCCTGTTGAATCACCGAGTGAGGGAAATAGCCCACGGCAAACGTGATGCTGGCGTGTTCGAGTGGGCCATAATGGCCGCGACCTCCCAGCAGTAGGTGCTTGACAATTCGATCACCAGCGTCTGGCTCGCTCAGCAGTTGGTCGTAAAACACCCAGCCCTCAGAGTAATCCTGGTGCATTGCCTGCCAGCAAAGCGTGGCTGGCTCCCTGGTTTGGCTCAAGATGCCAACCTGAAAACGTGGGTCAATTTTCATTGATGATCTCCTTTACGAGCATTCTCAGTTCATCCTCTTCTAACGAATCAACGGCTGACAAGAATCCAGCTGTGATTGCAGTGACGAGACGTTGAGGGCTAATCATTGCTAAAAACGCAAATTGAGCGATATAAAGACACCGATTCCCTCTGCAGACACTACTCCTGACCCACCGTTTGAAACCTCCGAAAATCGGATGTTTGAACCTAGGCCGTTGACACCCACTGGTGAGTTGTCGGATGAAGTCAAGGCCTTAATTAAACGCGAACAGCAATCCATGGCGGAACGTGTTTCTAGTGTTCGCCATCTTCGAGACTTCAATCAAGCTGCAATAAAGCACTGGGAGTATTTGCAGCGAAAGTACAAAAGCCAAGGCCGATCTGTCATCGCACATAACATGAAACTTGCTTCCGTTTCGTTGCGGCAGGATAAAGCATTACAGCCTTGGGCTGAATCTTTGGGTATTCCAGTGAATTCTTCTTATGAAGATTGCATTTGGGTAACAATTAAATTAGCAAGAGATTTAGACAAGTCAATGCGGCTGTCTTTGTATTTGGCTGGCTTTATCGATGCGCCTGGTCAGATGGATCGTCTCCATGACTCTTAGACCCCGCCAGCGCCAAGCGATTGAGGACATCCGAGCTGCGTATCGATCAGGCCGTAAGGCTCCGATTCTTTGCGCAGCCACTGGGTTTGGTAAGACCCACACCTCAGCGCAGATTATCCGTAGTGCGCTTGACCGTGCAAGCGGGTTAAAAGGCTGAATTTGACCTCAGGCATTAGTTTTCCTCTTGGGTGTTAATTGGAGCTTCTTTGATAAGCCTCAGCAGAGTGTCGCGCTGACGGAGGCGGGTGGAAGCACAGGCGTCGGCGTCGGCGGCGGCGTAGGTGGCGTAGGTGGCGGCGTAGGCGGCGTAGGTGGCGTAGGTGGCGGTGGCGGTGCCGTAGGTGGCGGCGGACCAAGCAGCGCGGGTGGCGTCAGGCCACTCCTTGCCTTCTGCCAACAAATCTATCCCCTTAATGACTAAGTAAATAACGGCTTGAATATCATCAGGAACGGGCGGCAACGCTCGCAGCTCTGCTGCGAGGAACTGCCAGCCGACGATGGTCAGATCTTTGTTGTCAGAGCCAATAGCCTGAGGAATCGCAGCAAAGAAATCCACCGCTTTATCCGCAGGTAACCCCTCAAAGATCGATTCAGCGATCCGGGTGACCATAAACGGGATGCCATATTCGTTCTCAATGAATTCAGGGTCGTCGTGGCCGTTGGCGAGACAACCAATAAAACATGTTTCGTAGCTACCTTGCGCAACGCGATCAGCTTTAACGTGATCTGAAACTTCTGATTGAAGCCATTCAAAGTTTTTAGTAAGCATCAGTTGTCCTCCATCAGTTATTCTCCAGTTGATTGATTGCTTGTCCTGAGCGGGCAAAGTCGGTGTCGCCGGAAGCTAGCCTGGCGCTGATCTCCCAAACGACCGCTTCGTGCTGATCGTTTGCGCGATCATTCGCGACGCGGATATCCGCGTCAACCTCTGAAATACACCACGGAGACTCGAAAGAAATCTCAAGGGAGAAATCGGCATCCCAATAGCGACCATCAAAAACAGCATGGAATGCCTTCGTTTCAAAATACCGATCATCTTCAGGATCAGCGTGATACTCTTTATTAATAGGCAAGAAGTCGTAGCTTTTGCTGGTCCTAAAAAGGCCAACAGTGCTGACAACAATCCGTGTGTCCCCGCATTCCAGCAGGGTGTTGCGCCTGAAGCGGCAAGAATTGGCAAAACAGAAATGGCCAGCCCAGCCACGCTCAGTCCGTTGAATTGTTGATGCGAGCCTTGGTGAAGTGATGGAGTGTTGGTTAGTCATTTAGTTTCCCTTTGCGTAAATCAATCAAAGCAAACTTATCATTTATTTGATGAATAATAAACCACGAAGAATTTTTATCATCAATTATAGTTTCTATTTCATCACGAGTATCATACAATTTCAAAAACTCCCAATCACTCCACTCACCAGTAAGTTCATGTTGAGTTCCATTATCAATCCAAAACTGAAAAGAGTACGCAAAGTCCGTCTCATTTAAATTACGGATTTTATGTGTATCATTTAGGTATAGTAGTCCAGTCATTAGTTGTCCTCCTGTGTTGGGCGCATTGCTTGTCTCAAAGAACATTCAATAGATTCAAAATCTATGGCAATCACGCCAGTGGTCTTGTTGTAGTAAAGACTGCCTAGAAACGCCTCTTGTGACTTAAGACATTCAATCACCTGCTCCAACTGCCGATCAGCAACATCACGCATTTGATCCTCATCGTAAGGACCATCGCCGTATTTGTAGTAACTTTGAAGGAAAGAGTCAGTCAGTGGGTGTTGGTTAGTCATCAGGAAGTGCCTCCAGTGCGCGACGGATGTTCCCCGCCTTGAACCCCATGCCGTGATTGGCGAGATCAGTAATTAAGACTTCAAGGTCTTCCAGAGCCAACTCCTTCAGGCTCGGTGGCTTCGGGGGGTGTTGGTCAGTCATCGTTGTTTTCCTGTGTTGTTGTTGTTGGGCGCATTGCTTTCAACTTTTGACCAAAATCAAGAAGATCCTGAATGTCAGTCCTTGGTGATTCCAAGCACTGCTCCCAGGCTGTAATCACCTTCTCAAGCTGCCAGTCAGCAGCAGCTCGCATGGTTCGTCGAGTCGCTGGACAAGGTTCCTGAAACTTTAGCCAGTTGTCTTTGTTGTCTTGCCAGAGTTGACAGCAGATTTCGTCAGTTAGTGGGTGTTCAGTCATCATGAGTCCTCCAATTGGTTGAACGTGTCAATCAGTTCTTGGTTGCCTGATTCTTCAATGAGACGTTGAAGTTTCTCTTTAGGTGTTTCAACAAACTTCCACTTGCGACCGTTGATTGTGCCAAGGACAGTGCCTGCGACATTGTGTGCGACATCGCCATAGACGGTGCCATGGACGGTGCCAAAGATAGTGCCTCCGATGTTGCCATCGACGTTGCCACTGATGTTGCCATTGACATCGCCATTGACAGAGAGGACTACCCATTCCCTGTCACCCGTGTCATGAAAAGTAACAAGCTTCAGGGCTTCTTCAAGTGTGATTTGTTTGGTCATCAGTTGTTCTCCTGTGTTTTTGTTGTTGGGCGCATTGCTTCCAACTTTTCATGAAAAAGATAAATGACTTCAATGCAAGACCTTTTTTCTTCTTTGCATTGATTCAATGCTTTAACCACCTGTTCCAACTGCCAATCAGCGCCAGCTCGCATACACATAAATTCGTCATCCTGCATGGCCCAATCAAGATCTAAATCTTCCTCAATTGCACAGCAAATCTCATCAGTCAGTGGGTGTTGTTCCGTCATCAGTTGTTCTCCAGTTGGTTGAATGCGTCAATTAACTCTTGATTTTCAGTCTCATCAAGCAGTCGGCGGAACTTCTGTTCAGGTGTCTCGATGAGTTTCCAAGCGCGACCAGCGATGGTGCCTCCGACACT